CTCTGCCACCTCTGATTCATCTACCGATATAACTACTGACCGATAGAACGGATTTACTTTTGCTTTCATTTTATTCTGATTTTAAGGGTTTCTACTAGTTCATCGATTGTTAGCCATCTATTTATGGATCTTTGTGTGCCTTCGTCATCTCGGCCAAAGTTATTGACCATGTCTAGTGCCTCTGTCATTAAATCCTTCTCGAACTCGAGAATCGCTTTTATTATCTCTTCTTTCTCCATTTTTGTGTTGGTTTTTAGTGATTAGTGTTGGTTTATGTTGGTTTTATGTTGGTTTTTTTTGTCTAAACCCTTGATTTTACTAGGTTAGTGTTAGAATGTTAGTTTTTTTACCCTAATTGAAAAAAAAAAAATTTATATATATATATTAGTAGTTATTACTAGCGTGATTTTATTTCTCCCATTTTTTGTAAAAAAATCAACATTCCAACATTCAAGCTCTCAACTCGTTGTAATTCAGATGGTTAAGCTGTGTTGGTTGAAAATAAAATCAACATTTTTCAACACAGACCAACATTCTCACAATCATAGCAGGTGTATCGTCTCGTTCGTACTTAAATCAAATACTGATCGATTGCTCATTCGAATTGCCTCTGACTTGGTGCTATATGTTTTAGCTATAGATAGAATTAAATTCCCATCGTCAATTCTTCCCATGATGCTGTTCTCATCTATAGACAGCAATGAGCCATAGTCCCATATGAATTGCCTCAAGTTTGTCTCTATAGATTCCCTTAGTCCGTTAGTCTGAGTGATTGATGATTCTGATGTACTAGCTAGATAGCCATTATTCTGGCGCATGCCAGTCGCTAGATTGAATGCCGATGCACCATCCTTGATGATGCTGTCAACGAATTGATTTAGATTGTTCATAGGTTCTAAAATTTTAGTTTATGAAATTCCGTATACATATCTGAGTACTCTAACGGAAACCTATCCTTTATTGCTTTAACTAAGGTGTCGTTGTCGTACTCCTCATAGCCATCTCGCTCTGCATTAACGATTGGTTGGATGACCTCGGCTATTTGGTCGTCATCTAATGTTGTTACTAGGTAGAAATCCTCTTCTGCCCATGCCGTTGTGTTGATTCTAATTACTCTCATTGTTTCTAGTTATTAATTACATTTCTATTCCGTACTCTATTGCTCGCATCTCGTCTATGTCACCATTGGGCATAATTATCCCTATGTCTATGAATCGTTGTGCCATTCGTCCGTAGTGACCTTGCAGTGACCATGCTTGCTTTGTCTTGATTAGTTCAGCGAACAAGTACACCATACCTGCCCCATCTAACATACCACTCTCGTATGCTATAATTTTATCTATGTAGTCCATTATATTTGATTGATTAAAAATGATGAGACATCGTTCCATGTTGTTGTGGCGACTATCTCTTTTGCGTACTTCTCTGCATCGTTGTAGTCAAACTGATGCGTCCACTTGACAAACAGCTCGTTCATGCTGTTGTCGTAGAAAATGATTTGAAATTGTTTCATGGTTATAAGGTTTAGTTGGTTAATCCTGCTACTCTTCTGATTCTTTCATCAGTAAACATTGATGGTGCTAGGTTCATGAAGTGCCAATCAAGGCATATGTTCCTCTTATCCATTAGGTAGTTCTGATAGTCTACACTATCAATCATCTCGTTTACTATGTCTGCACACATGTCGTAGAAGTGAGCCATACCATATTGGTCTAAGTATTCTTCCTTGTTTTTTTCTGCCCATCCAAATAGCTCTAGAGTTATTGCTGATAGGATAAACATCTTGTCTTTTTCTTTTGTTGTCATGGTTAATTTATTTTATTGATTATTATTTACCTATATAGTAGCACTCATTGATTAGGTCAGTGTCGTCCGAATCATCATCAAATATCGTTTGTTCCAATTCCTCGAAGTGCCACGTTAAATGATTGCACTTGGATGCATCAGTTGTTTTTTTATACGACTTTGGAATCCACGACATTATTTCTTCTAATGATTCTGATTGCTCCATTTGTCCATCAGAGTGCGTGATTCTGTAATAAATTATTTTTGTCGTCACCTCGCGGAGTACTTCCTTTGCTTTTTCTATCTCGTTCATAATTATAAATTTACTTCTTGAATGTATACTCGCTCCAATCCATGGTCATGTAGAACGTGGTAGTCATCTGATGTGTCATTGTATGTCTCATCTATTGTCTTGTACTCTTGTATGTTTTTCTTGAGGAATACCAATAGTTTAAACGCCTCATCGAATGAGTTAAAGTAGTAGTGTTCGTTGTAGTCTAGACAATCGAACACGTGGTGTACTGCAAAAATTGTTTTCATGGTATTTGTTTTATTGATATTACTTCATAGCCCTCGTATGACATGAGCCACATTACTTTTCCTTCGTTCCATCCTTCTACGATGAAACTGCCTTGCTTGGTTATTACCTTGTACTTGTTCATGGTGTGTATATTTTTTTGTTATCAATTAGCATCTCTTCATACTCTACCTTGTCAACGTTGTTGCCGTTGTTATCAATCCAATGTGGCATCACTCTGGGATTGTACGCAACACTACCTCGCAACCACATGTTGTCCGTTGAGTCCATTAGAATGTCTTCCGCCATAATCCATGCGCAAACAGTTTTGTTTGAGCCATTGTTAATTTTCTTGGCAGTAGAAGGATGATTGTGAAGCTTGCCGTTGATGATGACAGCCTTGAAATCTTTGGGCTCAAAAAACACTACGTACTTGGTCGTTATGTCCTCGATTCTCCATTTTCCATAGTTCTCACCTGCTCCTAGGTGGAATCTGATTTTGAAATTTCTGCTCATGGTTTCTAGGTTTATTTTAATATTTCTAATATTCGTCTAGCAACGTCTTTATCTTTGAATAATTCTTCAACACTAGTTGCTATGGATTCGCTACAAGAACTTGCATAACAAGAAACCCTTATACTATCAGCATACTTAAAGTAATCGCCAATTTTATTATGTTTATAGATTGATTTTGGTGCTGAAATGCTTATTCTAAGATAATATCCGTGTCCGTTTTGCCCCCTATTTTTTGCGATTTTGATTTCAGAACCATAATCGTCTTCATTTTTTTCAACAAAGCCAACACCCATCAGTTCTGCACACAATCTATCGTAGGCATCTCTACCTTCTTGAATTGCCATTTCGTGAAAGTATTCATTTTGTTTAGTGAGGACACGAATTGTCTCTTCCCATTCCTTCTTCTCATTTAAAAGGAATGGTATATCTATAAGCATCCCTTTAGAATTGCTAGATTGGTTGTTTGATTTGATAAACTCATTAGTTATGGAGTCAATCAATTTGATTTGATTTTCAGTTAATTTATTCATGATTTCTAGGTTTTAATTGTGCGTTACGGATTCGCACCCCATGTTATTTTTATTACTATTAATTTTTTTGTAATTGAACCATAAAACAAGCACTTTTCACAACCTCATTTGCGTTAGAGAAATTTGTCAAAACGTTTGCAAGTATGACAAACATTTCTATTTCGCCGTGTTTGTTTTCTTGTTGTGAAATACAATTTTGCGGTAATTTGTTAGCAATTTCATCGTTCCAAAAATTTGGAAGATTTAACATCTGTTTTGCTAATCCAATTGCTAATGTTTCAATTTGTTTTTCAGTTAATTTATTCATGGTTTCTATTGTTTATTTGTTAGTTAATCGTTTAAGTAGAATACCTGTATGGTTGCCGATACATATCCGTCACCAATTATGCATCCCCATCCCTGTAACGCCTTGCATACTTGAGCATAGCTCATGCTTGGTGTTTCATCACAGCTACTGAAGTACTCATGTACCCTTTCGTATGCTCTCTTTACGTTAGTGTATACCCCGAGATTACCATCGTTGCTACCTACTACTACAAATACCTTCTTTGCTACTATCATGTTTTCTATGTTTTATTTGGTTATGCTTCGTAATTTCCTATGTGTAATTTGCCATTAACAAATGACGGCTGATATTCACCATGCTCTGCTTCCATGTCATCGGTCTCGAAGAACGTGCTGAAATCAGCTAGTTCTAGCTCGTGACATACACATATCACCTCTGCCTCATCGCCATAGACTGGGTGCTCGTAAAATTCAATCTCCTGACCTTTGTCGTTCATCATTTTGCCGTAGCTTGTCGGCTCTTGAGCCATTAATTTTTGATAGTTTAACATGATTTCTAGTTTTTATTGGTGAAACATTGATTTTTTGAATCTGATGAGATGACCCTCCTCGTACTTTAGCAATTGGTCGAGCTTGTCCCTGTCCACAGGGATGATTCCATGCACAGGATGTTTGATTTCGTTGATGCCAACGAATTGCTTGTTTCGGATCAATTGCTCTCTGATTTTTAACTCTCGAATGGTTAGTTTACGGCTCTCATCGTACGACATAGCTGTGGGGTGATTGGTTAGTGTTAATTCTAATGCAAGGTCTTGAAGTGCCTTAGCTGTATGCAACAATGTTGCGATTGTTTTTTCGTTGTTCATGGTTTTATTTGTTATCTCCAATTGCGTACTCGCAATTTGGTGGTTCTTACTAGGACATCGTTGTTGAAAAAGCCCCATATCTCGAAGCCGTTTTCAATCTTGAGAATTCTACTACTCATGATTATTTGTTTTAATTGGTTAAGACGGCATCTTGAGAATGCCGTTTCGATTATTCAAATCTCGTCAGTTAACCTAGAATGAACCTACGCTGTTGGTGATTAGCTTGTACGCCATGAACACGATTGCGTATCCGAACATACCGAACATTACCCCTAGATAGACCTTTGTGAACACATCAATTGCTTTCATTTTAACTTGTTTTTATTGGTTAGTGGTGCAGTAGGTATCGCTCCTATTAATTAGTCTCTCTAACTGCACCTAAATTCATTTGACTTGCACCTCGCTTATATAGATGGAATCGAACCATCACAAGTCGGTTTGACAGCCACGTTCAACCGCTGTCCCTCTGATTATTCCCTACGTTATTCGTGGTGTTGACATGCACCATTTGAGAATGCATACATGCCGTAGCTTTGGGGAGTCCTTATACTTACCCACACTACCCTAGGTCTGACCTACCCTGTTAATGTTTATTGTCTTACCAATATGTCAAAGAACGTATATATACAACTAGCTTGGAACTTATTACCTTCTGCCTCACCTCCCTTTTTACTTTCACCTTGTCACAATGCAGAGGACAAAGGGTTGGTCATAGTGGTCACCGATGTGTAGTTGCTGTAGGCTCGATTGCCTTACATCACAAATAACGTAACTATGTTTTGATTCGTAACACAAAAAAAACATGTAGATTGAAGATTACGTAGAACTACGTAGAAGAGACTAAGTAGAAATACGTAGAGACATCTAAGTAGAAATACGTAGTTGACGGATTGAAATCACCATGAAAATCGTCTGAAACGTAACGTGGACAAGGGATGTAGAAAACTTACGTTAGGTGTGAAATTAATTACATGAAATTTGTAAGGTATTTGGTGTAACCCCATGTCTCGATGGATGCACCATGCGGACGGAATGTAACGACAGACAGACCGACATGCCGACAGCAAGTGTTAACGAATGTTAACTCTACTTAACATAATGCAAATTATCGTACAACGTCAAAACGAAATATCAGGCGGACAATCGATAGGTAGGTCGGTCGGGAGGTGTGTTACCATTACGATGAATGGTCAGGGGTGACGTGGCATCCGCCCATGGAAAAGCTAAAAATCTAGACCGAAAGTTTTGAAATCGACACCCCCCCCACAAAAATAAAATCGTTTTCCTTTCGCCCAGGCCAGCGTCAAACCCCCCCATTACCCAGAAATTATGTATATTTGACATATAAAAAAAAACCTTAAATTTGTAGAAGATATGATTATAGAGATCCACAACATGATATCGGTAGGACTTAATGTTGGCTTTGAGTTATATGTAAAGGACGATGATCATGACTTCCATGAGCTGGGTCTTAATTTATTAATTTTTAAAATTGTTTTCAAATGGCAATGAACAAGTACGGTAGGGCTACCAAAATACCTGGAGATCCACCAACAAAAAATGGATCCGCAACTACACCATCAGCAGCTACTCAGCGACAAAAACTTATTTCTGAAAAAGAATATAATGATATTATTTCTGAAAATGAAGGCTTGCAAGCGCAATATAACAAGGAATTAGATGCTTATAATAAGACCATGAATTTGTACAAAAGTGGTCCAGCTCCAACTAATCAACAAGGTGGTGTCAAATTTGATAGTGGAAAATTACAGAGTGGGCAAAAGGCCACTTTTTCTGGTGGATCTGGTTCTGCTGAAAAATGGAATAAAGCAACTGAGGAACAAATAAAGTCTGGAAAAGTTGTTCATATATCACAGTTAGATAAAGGTACTCAAGATTTTCTTAAGGGTGCTGGAATTGGACCTCATTCAGATGCATATGGTACTGTTAAGGATGTTTATGTGCCAAAAGGCACTACTATAAAAAGCTGGAAAGATCTATATGGGACAGATTTTAATCCTGTTGAGTTTGATGCTGCGGAAAAGGCAGGTAAATTAAAAGAATATGAGATTGCAAAAGGAATTCAAGGTAAAACTTTTATGCCAAAAATAGACGCATATGAAAAATATACAATGGCAGATGCTCCAGTAAAGCCTAGATTGAAGCCTCTTCCTGAGAGATACATGCCAAATAAAATAGAAATTAAACCTATAACAAAAATAGATCAAAGAGATCAAAGATTAGCTGTCCCAGAGGTTAAAGTGCCTAAGGCAACAGAATGGAGCAATCCAGAGCCAACTAAGATCAAAAAGGAAAGAAACCTGAAGTTGACAAAAGAGGGGGGGCAAGATGGAAGGGTAATGCTTCAAAGGAAAATTAAGCCTGGTGGTAAAACTTCTCCAACGGTTGCTTTTGACGAGACAACTGGAGTGTATGCAGGTCGAAAAGGTTATAAATATAACAGGGAGGAGAAACTTGCGAAGGCATTTTACGGAAAAGAAAATGATGTCCTTGGATATGGTGGATATTCAAAAACAGAGGGTCAAGAGTGGCAAGACACTGGAAGGGCTAAGAGAGATATTAAAAATATTCGTGAAGCCAAGAGAGAATACAAAAAAGAAAGTATAGCAGATCCTGAAACAAAAAGAGAGGCTATTCAAGAGTACAACGCATCTAAAAAAACAGCTAGACTGGCCAATAGATATGTTGAAAAGGCAGACTTGGGACAAGGTGGAGACGACTCATGGAGATCTGGCAATAAGTCTCGTATAAAGTACTTTACTCCAGACTCTACAAAAGAAGGTGCAGGAGCCATGAGAGGTTATGTCGCTGCGGCCACTTCTAATAGTGATCGTTTAAATGCTCTTAACGCTCAAGAAAAAAGCATATCTGCTCAACAAAAGATGGCTACAGGCAACTCAGAAAAAAACAAATTAGTTAAAAAGGCTGAAGAGAATGCTGTAAACAGAAACAGTACTTCTGACAGAATGAAGACTTTTTGGGGATATTAACTAAAAAACATAAAAAATCAGGGGCTTCGGCCCCTTTTTTTGTTTTATATCATAAAAAATGATTAGATTTGACTAAAATTTAATAGAAATGATAATAAAAGAGATCCATTTTGGCGATGATGGCCAAAAAAAGCTAAGATCTGGCATAAAAAAGATTGCTGGAGCCGTCAAGAGCACTTTAGGTGCAAGGGGGCGCACTGTATTGATCGAGTCAGAGAACCACATTGGTGGTATTACGGTCACAAAGGACGGTGTAACAGTTGCCAAGGCAATTAACTTATACGATCCGACAGAGAACCTAGCCGTTATGATGATGAGACAGGCTGCCGACAAGACAGCCACTGTTGCTGGCGATGGAACCACTACATCTATTGTACTTGCAGAGGCTATTATTGATGCATCTGAGAAGTACTTGAGGCCAGAGGACAATGTGACAGAGGTTATCAGGAGAATGAACGACATCACCAAGAAGGTCATCGTTATGTTGGACAAGATGTCTAAAAAAGTTAACGGTCGCAAGTTGTATGACGTTGCATCTATCTCTGCCAACAACGACAGAGAGATCGGAAGGATGATCGGTGATGCATTTTCAGAGGTTAGCCTTGTAACTGTAGAGAACAGCATGAACTCAGAGACAAGGGTTGAGATTATTAATGGAATGCGTATCGAGAGGGGATATACCTCTAGCTATTTTATCAATGATGTTAAGAAGCAAGAATGTGTGTTGGAGAATCCATACGTGCTTATCTGCGACCACGAGATCAACAACATCTCTAATTTAGAGAAGATCTTAGCACCTATTGTTTCTCAAGGAAAGTCTATTCTTATCATTGGGTCTTTGGGTCCAAACGCTTTGCAGACATTAAACGTTAATGTTTACCAAGGTAAGATCAAGGCTTGCAATATTATGCCACCATCGTTTGGTTACAGACAGAAGGACTTGCTACATGACTTGGCAGTATCGTTGGGTGGTGTATACTTTAGCGAGGACACTGGTGACGATCTGTCTATTGTTACATTGGAGGACTTGGGACGAGCGTCTAAGGTCATCGTTAGCAAGGACATGACGGTGTTCATGCATCGTTCAGAGGTTAAGGAGAACATCGACAATCACATTGTTGACTTGAAGTCTTTGATGAAGGATACTGACAGGGCAGAGGACCGAGACTTCTTGAAGGAGCGAATTGCCAATATTTCTGGTGGAGTTGGAGTTATTTATGTTGGAGCTCAGAGCGACATTGAGCAGAAGGAGAAGAGAGACAGGATCGATGACGCTGTGTGTGCTGTAACTGCAGCATTAGAGGAGGGTATACTTCCTGGTGGGGGCATTGCTCTTGCTGAATGTGGAATTGCTCTTAACGACAACGATGACGTTGCCACAGAGATCATGTATGATGCGCTAATAGCTCCGTTTAATCAGATACTAGTAAACGCAGGCAAGGACCCACGTCAGATCGCTGTAGAGTTAACTGGAAACACTGGATGGGGATATGACGTGAAGAATGAGTGTTTGGGTGACATGATAAAGATGGGGATCATTGATCCGTCTAAGGTTACAAAGAACGCACTATTGAACGCTGTTTCTGTAGCCACAACGATAATGAGTACTAATGCAATAATCACAAATATCAGAGCAGATGAAAGTCCTAAATAAGTTTATACTAGTCGACAAGGTTGTCGAGCAGAAGACATCCAAAAGTGGATTGATACTAAGTGGAGAGGAATACAAGGACATGCGCTACCACTACGGTAGCGTTGTTCAACATGGGATGAATGTCATAGGAATAGAATCTGGAGACAAGATCATGTATGACAAGGTTCAGTCCTACGAGGTGGTGATCGATGGTAATAGGATGGTCGTCATTCAGGAGAAGGACGTTGTTTGCGTTCTCTAAAATCGTTATTTATTCTTTTAATAGCTTGGGCTAGGGTTTTTTCAGAGAAGCTGGCATTTGGTTTAAACACATTATTCCTTCTTGCCGTTTCAGGAAAAGGCTCTAGCCCTAGCAATTTTCTGTACATACTGGCTATCATCTTTTTTGCAGAGAAAGATAGCTGATAAAGGTTGGACTCTCCGATACCTTTTTTTCTCCATATGATTACAAAGCCATCTCTAAGTAGTCTGTCGAATCGAGTTTTTTCCCATGGCATAAAGCAAGCATAATCTGCGAACTTAGATCTTGTGAACAGTTTCTCTGAGTATAGAAACAGCAGCATGTCTAGGTCTGCCGATGACTTAAGGTTATAGTTATATATTGCCCACTTTCTAACAACTGCCCAGTGCTTAAGGAAGTCATACTTCTCTTCTTTTGCGTGAAGAATTTTATCTTTACGCTTTCCTATTTTTTTTCTAACTAACATTTTATTTTATTATATTTGTACTTTAAACACAAAGTTATGAAAAATAGAACTGCAAAAACAACTACAGTAAATCCTAATACTCAAGGAAACAACAAAAAAGTAATCGCTGGATCTCCACGTCCTGTATCAAAAATGGAAAAAGTTACTGGGCCTCCTAAAGATATGTCTGGCAATAGCTCTAGGATGACTAACTATACAACACCTGGACCTAGCTTACAGGCTATGCAGCAACAAATTGAGATGGATAGATTGAACTCTATTCCATTTAAGAACAATACCGTTGAATTATTTGACAGACAGCGTTACGGAATCTCTAGAGAGTTTGACGGACAAGAGATGGATGGAATGCTTATGGAGAGACCTACAGTTGGAGGTGGAAGAGTTGAGGTAGAGCGTTTTGATATGCCTGGAGGAGGATCTAGTATGTCAAGAACAAGATACAATAATCAAGGACAACCAGTTAGACGAGTTACAAAAGATAAAAAAATAAACTAATAGTTATGAAAAAAATGATGACAGAAAAAAAGACTGGCGAGAAGTATGCAAACAAGTCTGCTAAGATGAAGCACGAGAAGTCTGAGTCTAAAAAAGAGATGGTTAAAGAGTACGGCATGAAGGCTGCAATGAAAAAAGTTGCCAAGAAAAAATGAAAGACTCTAGACTAGAGCGAGCTGGTGTTGAGGGGTTCAACAAACCAAAGAAAACCCCTTCTCACCCAACGAAGAGTCACATTGTCGTTGCCAAGCAAGGCGATCAGATCAAGACAATTCGTTTTGGTCAGCAAGGAGTAAAGACCAATCAGACAGCTGGTCAGCGTGAGGCATTTAAGAGCCGTCACGCAAAGAACATTGACAAGGGAAAGATGAGCGCAGCGTATTGGGCCGACAAGGTAAAGTGGAGCCCAAGCAAGACTGCATCTCCAAGTAAGAAATGGGTTAAGGGATCATAATGAGCGTAGCTAAGAAAAAAAATCCAGAGCTGTGGAGCAAGATTGTTTCAAGCGTAAAGTCAGGAAGCAAGGGCGGTGATCCAGGTCAGTGGTCTGCTAGAAAGGCTCAGTTGGCCGTTGCTAAGTATAAGGATGCAGGCGGCAAGTACGATGGCAAGAAGTCTAGCTCTAACAGTTTGTCTAAGTGGACAAAGCAGGAGTGGACAACAAAGAGTGGCAAGCCAAGCAAGGAGACTGGGGAGAGATATCTTCCTAAGAAGGCTATAGAGTCTTTAAGCTCTAAAGAGTATGCAGCTACAACAAGGGCAAAGAGGCAAGGTGGGGGTACTGGCAGCGTAGTTAAGCAACCTGGAAGCATAGCTAAAAAGACAGCAAAATATAGATCATGATAATAATAAAGAATCATTATGGTTTTGGCGATACGGTCAGGGCCATTACAAAGGCAACAGGGATTGACAAGATTGTCGGAGAGGACTGTGGCTGCAATGAGAGACAAGAAAAGTGGAATAATCCAGACTTACTAATAAACAAGATATTTTATGGGACAGAGCAAGACATCCAAGTACTACGCAAGCAACCCGAAGGCGGCAGAGAAGAGGCGTGAATATCAGAGGGAGCTTAACTCAACTGACTCCGAAAAAAAGTACAGGGCCGAGCACACTAAGGAGCGCAGGTCAAGGGGTATTGACGGAAAGGGAGGACCAGATATTAGTATGAAAAAAAATGGTAAATTTGTACTTGAGTCTCCTTCTAAGAATAGGGCTAGAAACGGAGCCAACGGAAAGAGCGCAAAGAAAAATTAGTAACTTTACAAAAAAAAGATATGCCAGTAATAATACCAGCAGGAACAAAGTTTGAGGCCATTAAGTCTACAACTAATGTCAACAGACGATCAGCGTTAGTAAACGCTAACGATTTAACGTATACCATCGAGGATATTGCTGCCTCAGCAGGTGGTTCGTTTCCTATAACTAATAACTATATACCAAAGGCTAACAATGTTGGTAGTATTGTTGACTCAAGTTTATATGAAGCTGTTGGATTTTATGGTAATAGTTTAAATGGAAATTATGATGGAGGTATAAGTTTATACTATCAATCTTCAGTTCCTTTACTTAATATTTATGGTAGTAGTGTACTTACTTCTTCTGTTGATATCGGAGATGTATATAGTAGTGCTGGACCTGCTTGGGGTATTTCTTTAGCTTCAAGTGCATTAACTACTTTTTTAAATATTTATACAAATGGAGTTAATATTTTATCATTCAATTCTAATTCTGGTCAATATGAATTTGGTGGAGTTACTACTAGGTTTGGCATTACAAATGCTGATGTTTCACAGACTTCATTATTTGTTAGTCCAGATCTTGTAGTTGATATTCTTGGTACTAAATATATTAAAGTACTAGTTAATGGAGTTTATTATAATATTGAATTAGTACCTTAATAAAATGGAAAAAGAACAGGCAATATCAATAATTGAGAGAGCTCTAGACGAGGCTACAAAGAAAGGTGCATACAGCTTGGCTGATATAGTAGCCATTCTAAATGCGTTAAACACTATAAAAAATAACTAAAAATGGCATATCAAAAACTACAACAAAGCAGAGCAGAGGCTGTAACGCCTAGTGACACAGCAAACATACCATACGTTGGATACCCAACAGAGACTTGGCCATGTGTATTGTACTCTGGATCTGGAGGAATCATTAGAGTTTTAACAGCTGGAGGAGATGACGTTACATTTGATAATGTTCCTGCTGGAGTTGTTCTACCTATTCAAGTTATCAGAGTATTTGCATCTACAACTTCTGCAATTGGTATTATAGCACTTTGGTAATATGGCTTACATTAGCAATGAGGGATCTGTCGGTCTAACTTCCACGATACTATACGAGTGCAAGCCTCAGAACGTGTGTGCCATAAACTATGTCAGATTCTCTAATTCAATTAGTAGCTACGAGGTACTTCTACAGAAGTATGATGCATCAACATCAACAACAACTGACATATATACGCTATCATTATCAATGGGCGACACTGTGACTGACGACATGGTTTACATACTACACAAGGATGACCAGTTAATAGCTACAACGAATGACGCTAACACAACATTTATAATTAGTGGTGAAGAGGGACCTAACTTATCATTCTTACGATGCAAGTAACCGACAAGAATGGCAATATATTTGGACCTCATGGACTACAGGTAAATGGGGCTGACGGTAAGCCAAAGACTACTGGAGGAGGAGGAGGATCTAGTCCGCTAACAACAAAGGGCGATTTATTTACTCATAATGCTTCAGCAGATACAAGATTACCAGTTGGATTAAACACTCAAGTTCTACTAGCTGACAGCACAACTTCTACAGGATTAAAGTGGGGAAGTAATACAACTCCAACTCCAACTGGATACTATGCACAATATCAAGATGACATTAGTCAACCATTAGGTGCTGTTAATGTAGGTCAACCTGTTAAGTTTAGGACCATGGACTTCAGCAATGGGGTAACAGTTAACAATGATACTGAGATAACCATAGCTAACACAGGTATATATAACCTGCAATTTTCTTTTCAATATCAGAACACAAGCAGCCAAGACCATGATGTAACAATATGGCTTAGAAAAAATGGCTCGGATGTATTAGGTAGTGCAGGCTTTGTAGCTGTTATCTCATCTCATGGTGGTACACCTGGTCATTGCCTCCCATCTTGGAACTATTTACTTGATGCAGTAGGTGGAGATTTCTACGAGCTGTATTGGAGTGCAACTAGCACACAGGTTACCTTGCACTACTATCCTGGTAGCTTACCTCCCCCATCCGCAGCCTCAGCTATCTTTACTGTTACTCAGCAAGCAGGTATCATGGCAGGCACAGGTATGACTGCATTGAATACATTGACTAGCAGTGTTCAGACCATTAGCACAGGCACTACAGGTAGTGACTTTAATGTGGCTTCTAGTGGTAGCAATCATGAGTTTAATTTACCAACAGCATCAGCTACTAACAGAGGTGCATTGAGTACTACTGATTGGAGTACATTCAATGGCAAGCAAGATACTCTAGTAAGTGGCACCAACATTAAGACAGTTAATGGCAACTCACTACTAGGTAGTGGAAATATAAGTTTACCTAGTAATAAAATAGCTGTAGGCACAAACGTAACAGGTACAACTGCTAATACAATTAGTGCAAATGCCTTACTACCTGCTAACACTTTACAATTAGGTAAGCCTTGTATGATACATATTAAGGCAAGAAGTAGAAGAGTATCAGGAGGAGCAGGAGTAATTTCTTGTGGTATGTATCGAAATACTAGCGTATCTCTAAGTGGTGCTACATTTCTAGGTCAAATACAATTAACTACATCTACTACTTTAGGACAACTTGAAAGGCATTTATTGTGGGATGGGGCAGGTAACATCTCAGGTCAATTTGCAGGTACTTTGGTGTCTGATATGATTAACAATGGTACATATGCAACAAGTGTTATCAATCCTGCAGTAGATAATTATTTTTTATATTCTGTTACTTGCGCCAATGCAGGAGATACAGGACAAATTCAATATGGCTTATACATAATTTATGCTTAATACATTCACATATAACGGAATTGAGTACACTATCACAGGACCTATTGAGGTGATTAGTGATACACAGCTACACGTAGAAACTGATAAGGGAATTATTCTAGTGGATAATACTATGGACATATACGAGGAAATGTTGAAGCTAATAAATTAAATAATTATGGCTATATTTGTAGCCATGAGAACTTTATATTTTATAGCTTTTATATTTCTTATTTCATCGTGTTCTGTAGAGAAAAGACTAGAGAAATATTGCCCATTGTGCACTCAAAAGGATAGCACAGTAACTGTAATAGAGTACAGAGATACTACCATAAATATTCCAGGAGAGACTGTATTTATAGAGGACACTCTTTTCTGCGATTCATTAGGAAATGTATACGCGAGTAGACTATCTGAAAAAGATGGGACAATAATAAAGTTACAGTCTAGAATAAAAAACAATAAGTACAATGTGACAGCTACTGTGGATACGATATACAAAGTTGTTAAAGGAAACACAGTTTATAACACTAAGGTTGTAACTAAGACACAGAAGCCAGAGAGGATAAAATACATACCTTGGTGGGTTAACTTTTTCGCTGTTATTGGTGGTATTGTATTTATTATTTTCATAATCTATTTAATTATAAAAATTGTTAAGAAAAGTATTATACCTATTTCATGAAAGCTCAAATTAACATCTTACTAGCCACCATGCAGAGTAATTGGGTACAATTATTGGCCACTGTATGTACATTTTTAATGCCTATATCAGGATTGCTTTTTTTGGTTGGTTTCGTGATTTTGTTAGATACTATTTCTGGGGTTTGGAAGTCAATTAAAAACAAAGTGCCTATAACTAGCAGAGGGTTAAGTGCAATAATTAGCAAAATGTTGCTTTATGAATTAACGGTTATTCTTTTTTACATGATTGATTTTTTCATACTAAACAACATAATCTTAAAATTTTTCTCAGTGCCTTTGCTTCTAACCAAGATACTCGCACTGATTTTAATTTCGATAGAACTGATGTCGATTAACGAAAATGTAATTGCAGTTAAAGGCTTTAATATTTGGCAAGCAATGAAAAACCTTTTTGCAAGGGCAAAAGATATTAAAAAAGAGGTCGATGAAATTAGATATAAAAAAGATAGTACAGGAGAGATTGGATAGTGACCAATACTTTCCAGAAATCACAGAAAAGTCTCAAATTTATCTTCACCATACAGCAGGAAGTGGTGACGCAGTTGGTGTAAGTAGATTCTGGAATAGCAATGACACTAGAATAGCAACAGCATTTATTATTGGAGACAAGGGTACAATTGTTCAGTGCTTCAGCTCTAAACATTGGGCTTGGCACCTAGGTATTGACTCTGCCGACTTTGCCGTTAAAAAATTACCTTACAGAAATCTTAACAAGCTATCGGTAGGTATTGAAGTGTGCAACTGGGGTCCGCTAAAGCAAAAGAATGGATTGTTTTACACGTATGTAAATAGCATTGTTAAACCTGAAATGGTTACAACGTTAGATGCTCCATTCAAGGGTCATAGACACTGGTACAAATATACTGACAAGCAGATAGAGAGTCTGCGTCAGTTAATTGTTTATCTATGTGAGACATACAATATTCCAACAGAGTATCGTTCAGAGATATTCAATATTGACATTGAGGCATTTAATGGAACACCAGGAATTTACACACATAATTCTGTTAGAAAAGACAAGAGCGATGTATACCCTTGTCCAAGGATGATCGAGATGTTAAAAAACTTAAGCAATGAAATTTAAGAGCAACTGGAATAAAATGATTTCTAGTGGACTAAGCATTAGAATCATTGTTGGGCCTATAAGATTCTTGATCATAGACCTAAACTTCAATAGCGATTTTTATTCGATTACTTTTATTAACTTTACACTTAGAAATAGATGAGCAAAAAAACAACAGATACAAAGACATTTGAGAAAAAGCATATCTCCAGACCAGGAGTTCATGCCAAAACTAAGTCTTCTTCTTTAAAGGCATCTAAGAATTATAAAAAAACATATAAAGGACAAGGACGATGAAAGCAGGTAATTATCAGATAGAGTCACCATCGGTAGATGATTTGTTGTTTGGAACTAGAAATTCAAACGGAACTACTGTAAACTTTAAGATTCAGAACGTACTGGCATTGGCTCAGGCTCCTAGTATTGTGGCTACAAACACATTGATTTCTGCTACTATATCAAATATCAATACATATTTCACTGGTACAGCAGGAGCAAATTTTGCTATTACTCTTCCAACTGCAAGTGCCAACATTAATGGCTTGAAGTATGTTATCATGTCAACAGCTGCAAGACCTACGACAACTTGGGTAACGCCTGGTGGATCTATCGTTGGTGCGCCTGCCTCTCTTACTGCGTTTACTCCTGTTTGTTTTCAGTATGACAATGCAACATTAACTTGGTATATTTCTCTTTAATTTTTTTTTCTGTCTTATATTTTTATTATATTTGTGACGAACTTTAAATAAAATAAAATGAGCGAAAAAAGAATCTCCGAAGAGGAATTAGAAAAACTAAGATCTTTAAATCAAAATTACAGAGACCTTAAGTTTCAAGTGGCTGATATTGAAATTACATTCGAAAGAATGAAAAGCCAGAAGATCTCCACACTAGCCAATCTAGAAACATCTGCATTTGATCTGTCTCAATTCCAAGAGGAATTGGTGTCCAAGTATGGAGACATCAAAATTAACTTACAGACAGGTGAATATAATTAGAAAGATCTCTATTGGTCCAGACTATATGAAGTCTATGCATTACGTTGTAGGTCAGGATGTTCTAAGGGGAAATGGTATCATAGATACTATCCGAATGGAGTCTGACCTATCTATATCTATTTACATCATCAATCAGGACAAAGAGATTGTAAAGTGGAAGAGTTTTTCAAACACTGTTCCAATGTCTATAGAGTATAACATAGATTTTTGATGAGGTCTCCATACAATTTTATTATACAGCCATACAATGGTCGTAGGTATGACAACATACGTAAGTATGGAGATGTAGACTTTATCATTAGTACATCTCAGGAGGATCATACTGTATCAAATAGAATGGGCATAGTTGTTTCTGTGCCCATTAACTATAACGGCCCAATAAATAGTGGGGACATTGTAATTGTTCACCACAACGTGTTCAAGTTTTACTACGACATGAAGGGCAGACAGAAGAGCAGCTGGCATCACTTGTTTGACGATTATTTTATAATTGATTCAGATCAACTTTTTTTATATAAGCATCCAGAAGGAGAGTGGCAGGCACCATCTCCATTTTGTTTCGTTAGGCCAATTCAAAACACAGACAAGGTCATATCAAGCACAGGTGTATTTGAGGATCTTTGGGGAGAGATTGTTTATTTTAATGAAGACCTAAAAGAGGTTTCAAAGGGAGATATTATTTCTTTCTCACCTGATAGTGAGTACGAGTTTAGAATTGACGATGAGATATTATATAGAATGTACAACAAGAACATATGTCTAAAAAAATAGAGTTAATAAATGCAGCAAAGGTAGCGGTAGATGAGCTGATCAAAGTGCTACGTGAGCCAATAATAACTCACGCTGAGGACGACATCACTGCTGACAAGCTAAAGAATGCGGCCTCCGCAAAGAGACTGGCGTTTGAGGATGCTGTGTATATGCTTGGAAAGATAGAGGAAGAGGAGAACAAACAAAATCCACAGCCAGTTGTACAAGTAGATTTCGGAAGATCTGGATTTGCAGAGGGAAGGGCAAAGGCAAAGAATGGAAAATAATTTATACACAATACTTGAGGATCATATCAGCAAGTCCACTGTTTCTAATAAGAACAAGAGGGCGAACTGGGAGTATGGGTATAACAAGGATCAAGATGTAGTTGTAATCTCTAAGGACGGAAGGATAGGAGAGGTTTACAATATAGCTGGACTAAAGGTTGCGTTGCCAGCTGTTCCAGAAAAGGTAGAGGACAGGGGTGGCAATTGGCAGCCAGAGGAGTATCCAAAGGAGCTTCAAAAGATAAAGACAATATTTGACTGGAACAGAAAGGACAACGTATTCAAGAGTCAGTATGTTGACTACATAGAGTCAGAGTTTGATCGAAGGGAGAACGGAATGTGGTTCATGAACAATGGTAAGCCTACATACATAACAGGCACTCACTACATGTACTTACAGTGGACAAAGATTGATATCGGTCTTCCTGACTTTAGGGAGTCCAACAGAATCTTCTTCATATTCTGGGAGGCGTGCAAGTCAGACAACAGATCATTTGGAATGTGCTACCTAAAAAATAGACGTTCAGGCTTTTCTTTTATGAGTTCTGCCGAGACGTGCAATACGGCCACAGTAGTTCGTGACTCAAGAATAGGTATATTATCAAAAACAGGTGGAGATGCAAAAAAAATGTTTACAGACAAAGTCGTTCCGATCATTAGGAATTATCCGTTTTTCTTTAAACCTATACAGGATGGTATGGATAATCCTAAGACTGAGTTGGCTTTTAGGGTTCCTGCTAGTAAGATTACTAGAAAAAATATGGACGAGGAGAAGACGGACGATATCGAAGGTCTGGACACAACCATAGACTGGAAGAATACAGCAGACAACAGCTACGATGGTGAGAAACTATTGTTGTTGGTTCATGACGAAAGCGGTAAATGGGAGAAACCAGAGAACATATTAAACAACTGGCGTGTAACAAAGACTTGTTTGCGATTAGGTGCTAAGGTTATTGGTAAGTGTATGATGGGTTCAACGTCAAATGCATTACCAAAGGGTGGAGAGAACTTCAAAAAGCTATACAACGATAGCAACATAAGCACTAGGTCTGCAAATCACCAGACAAAGAGTGGGTTGTATTCTTTGTTTATTCCAATGGAGTGGAATGTTGAGGGCTACATCGACAAGTACGGTTGGCCTATATTCGAGAACCCAGACAAGCCCATTCTAGGTATAGATGGAGAGATGATACACACAGGTGTAATAACTTGGTGGAACAATGAGGTAAACGCATTGAAGTCCGATGCAGACGCATTAAATGAGTTCTACAGACAGTTCCCTAGGACAGAGTCTCATGCATTTAGAGATGAGTCCAAGCAGTCTGTATTCAATCTAACAAAGATATACCAGCAGATAGACTATAACGACTCCCTTATCAAGGAGAGATTCTTGACGAGAGGTTATTTTCACTGGAAGGATGGACAGAAAGACTCAGAGGTTGTATGGACCCCAGACAAGAATGGTAGATTTTTAGTTTCTTGGGTACCTAAGAAGGATTTAAGAAATAATGTAATAACAAGAAATGGTAAAAAATATCCAGGAAACGAACATATGGGGTCGTTTGGTTGTGACCCTTACGACATATCAGGAGTTGTTGGGGGAGGTGGCTCTAATGGTGCTCTCCATGGTATGACAAAGTTTCATATGTCTGAGGCACCTACAAATGAATTTTTTCTCGAGTATATCGCAAGACCTCAGACGGCTGAGATATTCTTTGAGGATGTTTTAATGGCGTGTGTATTCTATGGCATGCCTATACTTGCAGAGAACAATAAGGCTAGGCTTTTGTATCACTTTAAGAATAGAGGTTACAGAGCATTTTCGATAAATAGACCAGACAAGAACTTAAATAAGCTGTCAAAAACAGAGCTGGAGATTGGTGGTCTTCCTAACTCAAGCGAAGACATTAGGCAGGCTCATGCGTCATGCATAGAGTCGTATATTGAGGAGTACGTAGGATTTGATACGGAGGGAACGTATCGTGATACTGATAGTATTGGATCTATGTATTTTAATAAAACCCTAGAAGATTGGGCTAGATTTGATCCAGGAAATAGGACTAAACACGATGCCTCCATAAGCTCAGGATTAGCAATCATGGCCAATAGAAAACATATGTTCACACCTGAGAGAAAAGAATCAAAAATTAGTATTAAATTTGTGAGATATAATAACCAAGGATCGCAAAGCAAAATCATAGAATAGAATGGAAAAACCATCTGTAATAATTTATCAAAACCCTTTCCCAGGACAAATGGTCTCGGACGAGGAAAAGCAAACCATGGAATATGGGCTTAGAGTTGGTAAAGCCATTGAGGGCGAATGGTTTAAAAGAAAGAACAATACTTGTAGATTTTACGATCAGTGGGGTGAATTTCATAGACTTCGACTTTACGCCAGGGGCGAACAACCTATACAGAAGTACAAGAACGAACTCTCTATAAATGGGGATATGTCCATGTTGAACTTGGACTGGACTCCAATTCCTGTTATACCAAAATTTGTAGACGTAGTTGTTAACGGTATGTCTGACAGACTGTTTGAAGTTCGTACAGAGGCTCAAGATGTAATGTCTGCCGAGAAGAAGAATGTATTTCAAGAAATGATTGAGGGCGACATGATCGCTAAAGACTTCTTGACAATGACAAAGGAGCAGTTTGGTGTAGATGCGTTTAATGTTAATCCAGAAGAATTACCATCTACAGAGGAGGAGCTAGAGCTGTACATGCAGATTAAGTACAAGCCAAGTATTGAGATCGCAAATGAGGTTGCTATTGATACTATCTTTGAGATGAACAGGTATGACGACTTGAGAAAACTAATGAACTATGATTTAGTTACGTTAGGAATATCTGTCGTTAAGCATTCATTTCTTGTTAATGATGGTCTTAAACTTGAGTACGTAGATCCAGCCAACTGGATTCATAGCTACACAGAGAAGAACGACTTTTCTGACTGCTACTACTTTGGTGAGGTTAAGCAGATGCACTATACAGAGCTACTAAAGATAGATCCAAATTTAACTCCAGAGCAATTAAATGAGATCAGGAATTCAAGCTCTGCGTGGTATTCTTATTTTCCTATTATTAGAAATTATCAAGATGACTACTTTTTAAATGAGGTTGTAACATTAATATATTTCAACTACAAGTCAAGCCATAAGTTTGTATGGAAAAAGAAAATGTTAGAGAACGGAGGGGAGAGAGTAATTAGAAAGGGTGAAGACTTTAATCCACCAATGGAGGACGGAATGCAGTTTGAAAGAGTTGAGGCCGTTAGAGATGTTTGGTATGAGGGTGTACTTGTAGCAGGTAGCAACATTGTCCTTAAGTGGGAGATGATGAAGAATATGGTTAGACCTAAGTCTGCATCTCAAAGAGCATATCCTAACTACATATGTCATGCCCCTAGAATGTACAAGGGTAATGTTGAGTCATTGGTTAGACGAATGATCCCATTTGCCGATCAGATACAGTTAACTCACTTAAAGCTGCAACAAGTTATGGCCAGAGTTGTGCCTGATGGTGTTTTCATAGACGCTGATGGAATCAATGAGGTTGACTTAGGTACAGGTGGTGCGTACACTCCAGAGGACGCTTTAAAGCTATACTTCCAGACAGGTAGTGTTATCGGTAGAAGCTACACTAGAGATGGTGAGTTTAACAATGCTAGAATTCCTATTCAAGAGTTGAGCACAAATAGTGGGCAGTCAAAAATGAGTGCTCTTATTGGTAGCTATAATCATTACCTAAATATGATTAGAGACGTTACTGGAATAAGCGAGGCAAGAGATGGTAGCATGCCACATCCTGACGCATTGGTTGGTATTCAAAAACTAGCTGCGCTTAATTCAAATACTGCTACAAGACATATCTTAGAGTCTAACTTAAACATAACAAAAAGATTGGCCGAGTGTGTGTCAATTAGAATTGCAGATATACTAGAGTTCTCCGATTTTGCAGAAGAGTTTTCTATGCAGATCGGTAAATATAATATGTCTATACTTGACGAGATTCGTGATCTATATCTATTTGACTTTGGTATTTTTATCGACATGGCTCCAGACGAGGAGGAGAGACAAATGCTTGAGGCTAATATTCAAGTAGCATTGCAGCAGCAGACAATTGATCTAGAAGATGCCATCGACATCAGAAACATCAAGAACATTAAGTTTGCGAATGAGATGTTGAAGATGAAGAGGAAGAAAAGACTTGAGAATCAACAAAAGCAGAAGGAGATGGAATATCAAATGCAGATGCAGACTAATATTCAAACTCAGCAAGCAGCAGCAGAGTCAAAAGCACAAATGATGCAGATGGAGTCTCAGTCTAAAATGCAGCTTAAAGAGGCAGAAGCTAATTACGAGATAATGAAAATGCAAGCAGAGGCTCAACTTAAGAGAGAGCTAATGGATGTAGAGTTTCAGTATAACATGCAGCTAAAAGGTATGGAGGCTGATGCGATTAAGAAGATAGAGAGTGACAAGGAAAAGGCAAAAGACAAACGAGTTGATCTTCAGGCTTCTAGACAATCGGAGCTAATAAACCAACGAAAAAACAATCTGCCTCCAATTGATTTTGAGAGCACAGAAGACACGTTAGACGGATTTGATTTAGATTCATTTGGACCAAGATAATTATGGCATATATAGAACACAATTTTTTTCCTTTAAAAGTATTCGTAAGAAACGAGTACATGTATCAATTTACTAAAGGGCATGGCGAGTTTACTCCTGCGGTAATAATGTCAGTAAGATGCATGCCTGGTCAGGCGGCATTGTTTCAAGTATTACTAGAGAATGGTGTGATGAGAGATAAGCTTCCATCACATGCGTTGCTTCTAGAGCCAAAGACTCCAGATCCAGATCTGCCATTTCATTATCTTCAGATATGGAACTGTTTCTCTTACAACTTTACTTTGCTTCATTTATCTTATGTATATGAGACTAAAGTTGACGTGTACATGAAGGATCGTAAGTGGTATTCTGGAGAATATTATGCTACAATAAATTGGGGATCAAATGATTTAAACACAGACTTGTCTTTAGCAGAAGATCCGCTAGAACATAAGAGTCATCATATTATTTTACTTGATAATGGACAAATAGCTCTTCAACCAAACAATAGGATTAAATGGTCAGAGCCATCTTTTGTTACAAAACCATTTCCAGAAAAGCCAGATTACTTAGTAAATAATCAATGTTTTAATTGTGAAAGCTATGAGAAATGGCATACTGAAGATTCTCAAGTAATGTTCTATGAAAATGAATGAAAATTTTTGTTAACTTTGTAAAAAAAATTAAATTAATTAAAAATGGAAGGAGATATTAAAGTTAGACTTATAGATTCAGAAGAAAAATCTGTTGCAGAGGTAGAAGCACAATTATTAAAGCAACATGAAGAGAATACAGGTGTGTCGGTTGAGCCTACAGAGACAGTTGATACTGTCATTGTTCAGCCAGACACCGTAGATACAATTGTTACAGAAAACAATGACACATCAGTTAGTGATGACATTGATGAAAATAAAGTTCTTTCATATATTGGTAAACGGTACAATAGAGAGATCAGCAACTTGGAAGAGTTGTTTGAGCAGAGACAACAGAACGAAGATCTTCCAGAAGATGTTTCTGCGTTTCTAAAGTACAAAAAAGAAACAGGACGTGGAATCGAAGACTTTATTCGTTTGAATAAGGACTACGACACCATGGACGAAGAGTCTTTGCTTTTTGAATATCAAAAAGAACAAAATCCAGACTTAGATGCTGAAGACATTCAGTTTGATATTAAGGATAGGTTTTCTTATGATGAAGATTACGATGATGATAAAGAAATCAAAAAGCGTAAATTAGCAAAGAAAAAAGAGCTCTCAAAAGCTAAGAAGCATTTCAACGATCTAAAGGATCAATACAAAGTACCACTTGAGTCAAGGGAGACGTTTGTTCCTAAAGAAGAGAGGGATGATTATGATGCTTACAAGAGAAATAAGGAGTCCTATCGTTCTAGTGAAGAAGAAAATGCAAAGAGGTCTGAATACTTCAGTAATAAAACTAAAGAATTGTTCTCTGACAAATTTGAAGGTTTCAAATTTAACATAGATGACAAGAAAAAATTAGTTTACAAACCTGGAGATCCAAAGTCCTTGGCAAATGATCAAAGTGATTTAAGAAGTTTTGTTTCTCAATTTCTTGATGACAATGGTTATCTTTCCGATGCAGAAGCTTTTCACAGGTCTATTTCGATAGCTAAAAACCCTGACAAGTTTGCTAAATTCTTTTATGAAAAGGGGATGGCAGATGCAGTTGTTGAGGTGTCCAGAGAGTCTAAAAACATTGACATGACTCGACAGGCAACTCAAGTTACTCCAAGTGAGGGCGTACAAGTTAGAGTTCTAGATCAGGACAGGGGCAACAGGTTAGTGATTAAAAAACGTTAAACTTTTAAAATTTATAAAAAATGGCTGGAACATTATCAGTGAGTCCAGGGGTACAGATTACTCCGAGCTCAGTAAAGGCAACATTGCCAACAAACTATATTACAAACTTCGATTTCTTAAATCAGTATCTTCCTGATACTTATGAGCAAGAATTTGAGCGTTATGGTAATCGATCTATCGCATCTTTCTTACGTATGGTAGGTGCAGAACTTCCTTCAAACTCCGACTTAATCAAGTGGGCAGAGCAAGGACGTTTACATACAAAGTACACTAATGTTATTCCATCATCAGCAGCTGCATCTGATACGGCAATTTTTACAATGCCAACAACAGTCCCTGCTACTGTATGTAACTTTAGAGTAAATCAAACAGTATTTATTTCATCTCAATCAGTAGCTGCAAACTCTGCAAAAGGTGTTATTAGTGCTGTAGCTGCAAACGGATCTACATTTACTGTTGAGTTTTATAATGCATCTGGTTCTCCATTTACTCAAACTACTGAACTTGTAACTGTATTTGTTTACGGATCTGAGTTTACTAAAGGTTCTTCTGGAATGATTGGATCTTTGGAGGCTAAAGATGACTTCTTTGAGTGTAAGCCTGTAATTATCAAAGATAACTACACTGTATCTGGATCTGATATGGCTCAAATTGGTTGGGTTGAGGTTACAACTGAGAACGGTGCTACAGGATACCTTTGGTACATGAAGTCTGAGCACGAAACTCGTCTACGTTTTGAGGACTATCTTGAAATGACAATGGTTGAAGGAGTTCCTGCACAAGCTGGTTCTGCTGCGAGCACTTTCTTGACTGCTCCGCTTTCTCAAGTACAGCCTGGTGCTGCTGGTACTCAAGGTATGTTTGACACTATTGAGACTCGTGGTAATGTTTGGTCTGGTGGTAATCCATCTGCATTGGCTGACTTTGATACTATCATTCAACGACTTGACAAGCAAGGTGCTATCGCAGAAAACGTATTGTTCTTAAATCGTCAGTTCTCTTTCGATATCGATGATATGTTGGCTGCTCAAAACTCTTACGGAGCTGGTGGTACTTCTTACGGTTTGTTTGATAACAGCGAGGAAATGGCTCTTAACTTAGGATTCTCTGGATTCAAAAGAGGTTATGAGTTCTACAAGACTGACTGGAAATACTTAAACGATGCAACGCTTCGTGGAGGTCTAGTTGGTGGTGTAGTTAACGGAGTGTTAGTTCCTGCTGGTACAACAACTGTTTACGATCAAATTCTTGGTAAAAATGCTAAACGACCATTCTTACATGTTCGTTACCGAGCTTCTGAGACTGAGGATCGTAGATACAAAACTTGGATGACAGGTTCTGCTGGTGGTGCTGCAACTAGTTCTTTAGATGCAATGGAAGTTCACTTCCTATCTGAAAGAGCTCTTTGTACACTCGGTGCAAACAACTTCTTCATCTTCAAGGGATAATTAGAAAAATAGGGAGGGGCCTTTGTGCCTCTCCTTTTTTTATTGTTAATAAATTAAATTATATAAAATGAATACAAAAAAACACGTGCTCGAAGCAAAAGATAGAATTTACGTTCTTAAATCCGAAAAAACACCATTAACTTATTTCTTAGCGTCAAAGGACACTCCTAGAAAAAGATTACTTCATTATGATGAAGAAACAAATACTAGTAGAGCTCTTCGTTATGCTAGAAATTCAAACACACCATTTCAAGATGAGCAAGGCGACAATGTTATTATTGAGCCAGTAATTTTTGAAGATGGAATTTTAAATGTCCCAAAATCAAACCCTGTATTGCAACAGTTTTTATATTATCATCCTGGACATGGATCTGAATTCTATGAGTTTGATAAAGATAAAGACGCTCAACAAGAGATTAAAAGCATGCACGATGAGTTAGATGCACAGTTGATCGCTAGAGAGATGGAATTTGAAGAGTTGGAGCCAATTGCTAGATTGTTGTTGGGTGGTTCTGTTGACAGCATGAAAACATCTGAAATTAGACGAGATATGATGCTGTACGCTAAGAGATATCCTCAAGATTTTATGGAGGCCATTAATGATCCAACTGTCAAAGTCACAAGCTATGCTTCAAGAGCATTGACTGATGGATACTTATCATTTAGAAACAATAAGAAGGAGATCTATTACAACTTGAAGGACAACAAGAAAAAACTTCTTACCGTTCCTTTTGGAGAGGATCCAGTATACTTATTGTCATCTTACTTGCAATCTGATGAAGGATTAGATCTGTACAAATTTCTTGAAAATAAGTTCTCTGAAAATTAGTATATTTGTGCTATTATTCACCCATTAATTTTTTACAAAATGGAAAAGTTTTTAAGATTCCCTATTTCTGGGAGCACATTTATCTTAGTATCTGTTACTAACATTGCTTTAATTAGTCAGCTTACTGGTACTACTACTGCAATTTATTACAAAAGTGGTGGTTCTGCTACTGATGTTGTAACAATTACTCACGCATCTTTAGCTAATGATGGATTTCGTGATTTTGTTCAAAATCAAGTTTTATCTGCACTAGAGACATCTTGGACTAATGTTGCTTTAACAGTAGATCCTCCAGTAGCTGTATCTGGTATTGCTATTGCTTAATAGCAATTGTTTTTTATTAAGAAAGGCACTCTCACAAAGTGCCTTTTTTTATTTATCTTTGTAAAAAAGGATTCCAATGATTAATGAGGTTCGAAATAATGTAATGTTCATATTGAACAAGGACAATAGGGGTTACATCACGCCTATGGAGTTCAATACATTTGCAAGACAGGCCCAGCTAGATATATTTACCAAGTATATGAGCGAGTATAGCAACGCTATTATCAAACAAAATGCAAGGTACCATGGTGAGGGATACGCAAACAAGGCTAAGATCATATCAGAGTTTCTTGATCGATTTTCTGAATACAGCACAATGCAATATAACTCTACTAATGCAAACTTATACGTTCCAACTGATTGTTATTATATAGAGAAATTGATATACAACAACAACACAGAGATAGACAGAGTTGACCACAGTAAAATATTGAATTTGTTAAATTCAAATTTAACTGCTCCTAATGTTTCTTATCCATCTTACATACTTACATCTGCTGGATCTTCATATATTCCTGGTACTATTTTAGTTTATCCTAACTCATTAATGAATCCAATAGCCCCTCCAGCGACTGCTACCAATGTTCAGATGAGATATATAAGATATCCTAGAGATCCAATGTGGACATGGAACACAATACAAGGGGGAGAGCCATTGTTTAATCCAACAGATGCATCTTACAAAGATTTTGAGATTCCTTACTCTGAGTTGCCTTCACTGGTTTCAAAGATACTTCAGTATTCAGGAATGTCAATAAGAGAGTCAGAGGTGGTTCAAGGTGCAAAGGCAGAAGAATTACAGACAGAACAACAAACACAATAGTAAATGTCATATATAACTAATTATCAGTATTACAACAATAGTGGAAACCACCCAGAAGACGCTAACTGGGGTGAGTATCAGTATGTTACTATGAAGGACTTGATTAATAACTTCATGTTAATGTACGTTGGTAATGATAAGTTAGTAAACAATGTTGACATATACAACATACGATTTCACGCAAAAAGAGCGATACAAGAGATCAATTATGACGCACTTAGAAACATTAAAGCCATAGAGAAGGATCTAGGAGAAGACTTAAAGATGATTCTTCCACATGACTTTGTTAATTACATTAGAATTTCTTTATTAAGAGACGGTGTTTTAATTCCATTGGTAGAGAGTCGCACAGCTATAACGGCCAAGGCATACTTACAAGATAATGACTTGAATATTGTTTTTGACTCAAACGGAGAGATTGTTACAGGTACGTCAAAGCTAGATATTTTAAGACAGAATAAGCAGTTATATACTGGTGCTGGACCATACAACGGTTCATACGGATGGGCATATGATGGTGATTGGTATTTTGGATACGGAATTGGCAGACGCTTTGGAATGGAAACTGACAACGCAAACCGAAACCCTCGGTTCACAATCAACAGCGCAGCAGGCGTTATTGATTTTACAAGTGGAGTTGAGTATGGCAGAATTGTTTTAGAGTACGTGTCTGACGGCATGGAGAACGGTGACGACTCCAAGATAAGCATCAATAAATTAGCAGAGGAATACATCTACTCATACTTGAAGTGGGCCGTATTGAATAATAAGACTGGCGTTCAAGAGTATATCATTAGAAGAGCCAAAGATGAGAAGTCTGCCAATCTAAGAAACGCTAAAATAAGATTAAGTAACTTACATCCTTCTAGGCTATTGATGAGCATGAGAGGAAAAGATAAATGGATTAAATAGGTATGGCTGATATTACAAGAACATTTGAGAAGGCCATAATGAACCAAGATCTCGATGAGAGGTTGTTGCCTAATGGTATGTACAGAGACGCTACGAATGTCACTGTATTTAGTTATGCCTCTGGTAACATCGGTGCCGTTCAGAATGCTCTAGGGAATACTCTAAAGGGTAATATTGCATCGGCAGTAACAACCCCCATAATAACAAATGCAATAGTTATTGGAGCTGTTGCCTATGAGCCAAAAAGTTTGATATATTGGCTTGTAACGTGTGATCAATTTGACGGTATATTTGAGTATAATATTCAAACAAATCAGACGATTAGAGTTCTTCAGTGTTCCAAGCCTAACCCTGGTAGCCCATTGAATTTCAACAAGGACCATATCGTTACAGGTATAAACTATATAGAGGGACAAGACGACAATAATTATTTATTTTGGACCGACAACTATAACCAACCTAGGAAAATTAATATAAACAGGTGCAAGGGATACCTTGCCGATGATCCGTTAATTGCAAAAGATATAAACGTTATCTTGGCACCCCCATTAAACTCTCCTTATGTATTAATGTCTCAGGACAACAACCCTGACTCGACAAATTTAAAGGAGAAGTTTGTATACTTCAGCTATCGATATAAGTATTCTGACAATGAGTACAGCTCTATGGCACCATTCTCTGCTGTTGGATTTAACGCAGGTTCATTTGGAATCGACTACGAGACAGGTGATAACCTAGGAATGGTCAACAAGACAAATAGAGTGGACATTCATTTTGAGACTGGAAATGAATTTGTTACTGAGATTCAGCTATTAGTTAGAGATACAAGAAGTTTAAATGTAATGATTATTGAGTCATTCAATAAGAATGATCTAAACATTCCAAATAACTCAACTCACTCATTTACATTTAGAAACAACAAGATATACGGAACTTTATCTAACGAGCAGGTTACCAGATTGTTTGACAATGTACCACTAAAATCTTTGGCTCAAGACTTTATCGGAAGCAGGCTTATATATGGTAATTACTTACAGTTTAGAAATATATCTGACTGTAACGATGTAGACATAAGCATGAACTTTACTGTTCAATATGCATCTGAGATAATAACTGACAATAATCCAAAGAGATCTTTTAGAAGCGACAGAGACTATGAGGTGGGTATAGTTTATACTGACGAGTTTGGAAGGATGACAACCGTTCTTACGCCAGCATTGAGCAACCTAAATAACATACTAAGCAACTCTGTATATATTCCTCCAAGTCAGTCAAATACTGCTAATAGCTTGCAGGTTGAGATAAAGCATGCTCCACCATGCTGGGCAACAAACTATCGTCTAGTCATAAAACAACCTAAGCACGACTACTATAATATATTTCCTAGAATATATGTGTCTCAAGGATTGTTTAGATATTTTTTAATTAATGAGTCAGATCGAGATAAGTTTGCTGTTGGAGACTATATAATAGTAAAGGCCGCTGCCAATGGTCCTACACATTCAAACAAACAATATAAGATACTTGAGTTTGAGCTAAAGGCTGCTGGATTTGTTTTAAATGCTCCAGAGGGACTTTACTTTAAGATAAAAATTGATCCCAATGAAACTGGATTATTTCCTGCATCTGGAACTCAAGTTTTTTCATGGACAACTCAGGCTACTAATCAATTGAATTCGTGTGGTGGAAGTGAAAAAAATTCTATACTTCCTCTTACATATCCAACGCAAGCACCTAGATATCTTTCAAAACCAGTTTTTTATGGTTCTTCAGGTTCAGATGCAGGTGCCTTATCAACAGTTATAACAAATCAATTTACAACTGGATCTCCATCACTTCCAGTAATAGGTGCTGGAGCAATGAGTGGTCAATATTATGGGACAAAAGACTTGAGATATACCATAGAAATAAAACCTGGAAACAAGTTTAATTATACCGTAGACTTATATGGAGCATCAAACTGGATTGAGGTAAATGATGTGCCTATTGTTATTGGACAAGTGTACAGAATAAAAGTTCCAGGAATTTCCGCTTCTTTTGGTGGTTATGGATCTTTTTATCCTACTAATCCTATATTAAATCCAAACGCTTTTGGAGCTGCATTTTTTATACAGTTTAATAGTTCTTCATATTCAGTTGGAGACAAATGGAAAATAGGCGGAAGATCAACAGCATCTCCAGGTGGTAATTATTTTGGATCTTCAAGTATTACAAATAGCACAGCATATTCTAATAGCCAAGGTTTAAACGGTGGTATGGCAATATTGAGTGGTCAATTTGCTGGACCTATATACGCAGGAGCGTCTATAAGCATAAGGGTTAAAAATGATAGATGGAACTCAAGTGCTTACTCAGCTGTTCAGTCATTTACATCTCCTCAAGAATATAAAAATATAGAGGAATGGTTTGTTGAGTCAGGTGCTTGGGTATCTTTTCAGTCTACAACACCAAATGGTGTGTCTCAAGGGGCAAAGGCCATATGGTTTAGAGAGACATCTGGCCCTGTAACATTAAGTGCTCCATCGCAAGGAAATATTACAAATTCTACTGCACTCGTCCCTACTTCGCCAAGGGTGAGTATGCTTATGATGGGATGGGGTAGCAACCAAGGATGCAAACAAAATATATTTGAGGTTGAATTTATTGTTAATCAGATAACACCATCTTCAGCAATTATATGTGAAACCGTCCCACTAGAGACTGATGTTGATATATTCCATGAGCTATCAAAAACATATCCTATTATAAACAAAAAGCATATATCAAGATGGTTCTTTAGTACAATGTCTCTTTCTGGTGGAGGAACTAGGTTGAGGCAGACGACAAAAGAATGGGCTCATTACTTTAGTGTTGGTGAAACTGTATACGTAAAAGCAACTGGTGTTGTGCCAAATACACAATTTACAATTGTAAGTATACCAGACAGGTACTCTATAGTTGTCAGTCCAGCTATATCACTACCTCCTAGTTATCCTGGTTCTGTGTCGTACACATTATATGAGCAAGATCAAACATCTGTAACAAATGCAGCTAAAATTCAGATAAACTACCCTAAATATCCAAACAGTAATTACAATTCGTTTACATATAAATCAGGATTAGAGAGCTATAGAATTAAGGATGCGTTTAATGCTGCAAAAATGGAGTATAGTATTAGAGCTACAACTATTATAGAGGACTACGAAGAAGAGCGAAAGTTTGCTTCGTTGACTTATAGTGGTGTTTTCCAAGCTACAACATCAACAAACAGATTAAATGAATTCAACCTATCTCTGGCTAATTTTAAGAATTTAGATAAGAGATATGGAGGTGTTCAAAAACTAAAGGCTAGGGATACAGATCTTTTAACGTTGCATCAAGACAAGGTTACATCTGTTTTGTATGGTAAAAACTTATTATATGATGCAGTAGGTGGAAGCCAGATAGCATCTATACCAGAGGTATTGGGTAACCAAGTTGCATATCCAGGAGAATTTGGAATTAGTAATAATCCAGAGAGCTTTGCAACATGGGGAGATGTGTCTTATTTTGCAGATGAAAAAAGAGGATCTGTATTAAAGCTAGTAGGAACAGAGGTTTCTGAGATATCAAATTTAGGTATGGGATCATTTTGGATTGACACGATGAGTCTTAATCCTGCAAACTTTAAGTTTGGTGGATTTGATCCATACAACGGATTATACTTTCTTAGTATTTCATCTAGGGAAAGGCGAGCTTGCGACTTAACATTGAGTCCTTCTTTTAGAAATGTTACATCTAGCACATCTCCTGGTCAAGTGTTTATGTTTTCCATAAATAGTACTGCATCATATTGGCAAGTAAATTTAGTTGATAATGGTTTTGGAACTAATTGGGTAACATTACAAACAATGACTGGATCTTTTTCTCAATTAGTATACGCATTATACGCATCAAATCCTGGTATGTCACCAAGAAGTGTTATCTTTAGGGTCAGTTATTGCGACACACTAGTGAAGGATTTCATTTTAACTCAAGGTGGTGCAAGTGCTCCAATTGTTGTAATACCAATGGTAAATGGATAAGATATGATGACAAAACAATCTTTTGAGTACACTGGCAGTGATGTATATGATATCGACAATGTTGTTATTAGTAACAATAATATTGCTGTTTTCGATGCATTAACTGGCGTAGGTGGTGTTGATTATATTCCATATAATGGTTCTACAGTTATTATAAAGGCAGGAGACAATACTGGCGTATTTCAAGAGCTTGCCCCAACATTAAATAACAAGCTATACTACTATGTTTCTGATATATTATATTCGTCTGATGATCAAAGCACGATCGCATCTATTGCTACTGAGATTCCTGTTACATATTCTTCAGGTGAATTTACTGGTACATTTGTGTTTAGCAATCCAAATAACTATCCATACCTTTATCTATTCTGGGACTACAATGACTCAATCGATCAGTCCACAAATGTATCTTACATTGGTGTAACAGATGAGAGGCCGATAAACTGGAATATCGGTAGTGGTATCGGTGTGGCAGGAATTAACTACAACTCACTAGATACTCCAACACGATTTCAAATAAAGTGGAGCGATACAATCGTTGCCGACTCAGGGTATGTTGGCTTAAATACACTTACGAATTACAATGATTTAATTAGTGCAGGTGTTGATCCTTTAGACATAAACTTATCATTCCCATACAACGGATTAGTAAACAATGGCAATGGTGCATTAAGGTTTAAGAAAAGCAATGCTGCCGTTACGAGCGCAGAGATAATTGTTTCGTCTCCAATAACTACATCAACGTGGATCGTAAATAAAGTAGACCCATACCTAACTCAGTTCTATATTGATACTGCTGATGGCATTCCTTCAGATGTATGCTTTCAGTGCCCAGTAAACGCATACTATCACAACGGATTCAATTTAACTCCACTATTTGGTGACGTGATATACACAGACTCTCTTGGTGCAAATGTGTACAATGGAAACGATGCGTATCATATGATAGGCATTGTGTCTTGTACTGTTCCTAGTCCTATAAATAAGTCATATGTATTGGTTGATCAAAATGGTTTAGTCAACGATGTTAGTACATGTAATTGTCCTGATACAAGTGTTCCGATCATAACACAGGGAGATGTGTACATAAACATAGGCGAAAACATAAACATACAAATAGCATCTCTGGGAAATGCAAGTTTATTTAACCTCGTTGGGACTTGCTATAACTACACACTAAGCAGTTTAAACAAGTCAAGCGTATTTAGTTACACTGACTGTAATGATATTGATAGATATATTACTGTAAGCTCATTAACAGACAGGTCTATATGTTCATCTACGACACCAGTTTTGGTTAGTGGAACAGGTACATTTGTCACAAGTGGTCAGTGCAACGAGTACTCACTTGCAAGTGGAATTACGTTTGATCAGAGTGGTTATATATCAGGTTCGGCACAAGAGCTAAAGAATTTTTCTTTCTCTGTAACTGCTACCAATTGCTTTGGTACCAGTTCGCCTGCTACTATTAATGTGTTTGTATCTAAGGGTGATGCCCTAGCACCTTTCTTGGTAGATGTTCAACAATATAAAGAGAAATCGTCTGATTGTTGTAGCATAACCCCTAGCTTCTCTATTCTATATTTTAATGGTGCATTTCAGATACCTAATCTAAGAGATAGAATATTTAACGATCAAAATGGAGATCAGTTTTTTAATGGTGGTGACTTCTGGTATTACATTGACAAGTCTGACTATGTCATGAGGATAGACAATGATGGTTACGTTGTAGAGCTATCAATATGCCCTGGAAGTACTACTACCACTACCACTACAAGCACAACCACAATACCAATTGTAGGAGAGTATTATGAGGCAACATCTTGTTTTGACAACTCTACAACGGCTGTACTATTGGACGTTACTTCATCTTTGATTTCATTGGGAGATGTTGTTAAGACTGATGACGGAAATTGCTGGACAATTGACAGCAACTCTACTGGTGGATTCCCTTACTTTTACATTGAGAATCCAGTAGTTATTTACTCTGGATGTTCATCTTGTACAGGGACCACAACAACAACATCTAGCACAACTACAACAACATTGCCTCCGATATCGTCATTTAACATGGACGGAACGACATCTTTCTCAGATGATTATACTGCATGCACCACAGGTGGCGTTACTACAACTTTCTATCACTTTGGTGCATACACAATGCCACTTGTTGGAGACATTGTATACTCAGACGCACTTTGTACAGTCTTTTTCGATGGTGGTTTTAATTGGTTTATTGCTGACGATGGGGTTAACACGTATGCTGTTCATATAGCAAACACTGGACAAGTATTGAACATAAACGCATGCAGCGTTGTTACTACTACTACTACCACTACAATGGTTCCTCTATTTTATTATAATGCAGAGATATGTTCGTCACCTGGCCCTACGTATCTATTGTTTTATCAAGGCTTCACATCGTTTTCTATTGGAGACATTGTCAAGGGGGACGATGGCGTGTGTTACAGAATTATGTCTGTCGGAACTCCTGGAACGCCTGTGGCAAATATTTTCTTCTTGTTTCCAAACTGCTCTAGCTGTATTGGAACAACTACCACAACGAGCACTAGTACCACCACAACCTCTACCACTACCACTACAACAACAACTACTACTATAAGACCGTTATTCGCTGTGCTGTGTAACTTCGGAGACATTGGAGATGTGTGTTCGTCTCCTGCCATAACATACTATGTAGATGGTCCGTTGGGTGGCATTGGAAATAATATCTATACGAGCACCAGCTTGAGTGATATTGCTCCAGCAAATTATTATAAGGTGTTTACATCATCAACAGCACACGAGTGGGACGGACTTTCTTGGACTGGAAATACTAAAGATTGTTAATGAATAAAATGAAATTTCTATCGGCCCAACCAGCTATAGATTATTACGCTTGGCAAGTTGAGGTGCAAATAATGAGCTTCATATTGACTGGATATGAGCCAGAACAGATAAATGTTGTGGCTGGATATCAGGAGAGTATACCAGAGTCTTGGATCAAGCTAAGAGATACCTTTGAGTCTGTAAATTTTTTCTTTTACGAAGACACTCTTGGAGACTGTAAGTACCTTCCAGCAATACAGGCACATTTATTAAAGAAGCACTTTAAAGATAATCCAGACGATACACCTTACTTTTTTCACGATGCTGACTTTATATTCACTAGGTACTTAGATTTTACACCGTACTTAAATGATGACAAGTGGTACTTCTCAGACACGATCTCTTACATAGGCTACGACTATATAGTAAGCAAGGGAGAAGAGGTCTTAGATGCGATGTGTGACGTTGTGGGCATATCTAAGGAAATAGTAAAAGATAACCAAAATAATAGTGGTGGTGCTCAGAAGCTAATGAAGAACTTAACTGCCGAGTACTGGGATCTTGTTGAGAGGTATTCTTTTGAACTATACGAGGTGCTACTGAAACTACAGCACGTAAGAGAGGATGGAAGCGAGCATGGTATACAGGCGTGGACGGCAAGTATGTGGGCAGAACTTTGGACTGCGTGGAAGATGGGTATAGAGGTTGTTGTTCCTAGGCAGTTTGATTTTTGCTGGGCAACGTGTCACTCTAAAAAGTGGGACAATGTGTTTTTTTTCCACAATGCTGGGGTGACATCTGACAAGGATGGAATGTTTCACAAGGCCAAGTACATGGATAGTTATCCATACGATAGTAATGACGATGTGTCTGAATATAAGTGTTCGTACTACTACTACAAGCTCATAAAGTCTATCGACAGTTGTTTAGTTTAAATTCGCTAAATTTGTAAAATGAACGCACCGTTAACCATTTCATACTCAGACGATGTTCAAGGATGGACATCCTTTTGGACATTCATGCCAGAGTATATGATATATGCAAATAATAATTTTTATAGCTTCAAGGCTGGAAATCTTTATTTACATAATGACGCAGGTGCAGGTAGGACGGTATACTACCCAGGAACTGTGTTTCAAACATCGCCATTTTGTTCTATATCAACATTGTTTAACGACAATCCTTTTGAAGTTAAAATGTTTAATACTTTAGGAATACAGAGCACAATAGCATGGAACGCAACTGTATCAACAGATATTATTGGTGGACAGATAGATGATACTTGGTTCTCATTAAAGGAGGGTGATTATTTTGGCAATATACGTAGAAATCAAAATCCATCTGGTGCATTGTTAACAAACATGTCTCAGCTTGACGATACACTGTCCATAAGAATAATTGGTATTGGTGTAGTTTTAAACTCTGGACCAAATACTCCAGGTCCAATTGTAGGATATGTAAGGATTAATACATTTCCAGATCCAAATCTAATGGTGTTGGACATATCTGCACCAGATCAACTATATATATATAACGCAGCAAATGGTAACCTTACATATGTTGGGGATGTGTACTCTGTTGATAATGTTTCTGCAGCAGAGCCTATTATTTACTTGAGCTCTATAGGAACATTGCCAAGTGCAGGTGACAACATATTAGCTCTTAAAGGATCTGTCGCAGAGTCATATGGGGCAAGGGGTTATTTCATGGATGTAACCCTAACCCACAACAGCACATCATCTGTTGAATTATTTCAGATCAGCTCGTCAGCATTCAAAAGTTTTATGTAAATTTGTAGTATGGAAGTTAGGCAACTAGTCGATAACGATTATGACAAATTATGTCAGTGGTGGTCTGATTGGAGATGGTCCCCAATTTCAAGAGACTTTTTACCTGAGAATGGTACTGGTGGACTGATGGTGACTAAGGACGGTGTTGATATATGTGCTGGATTTGTGTACATGACAAACTCCAAGGTGGCATGGATTGAGTTTGTTGTATCAAACTTCCACTACAGAGAGAGCGACAGAAAGAGTGCCTTAGAGTTTCTTATACACTCTCTGACAGATATTTGTAAACAAAATGGTTTACTTTACGCATTCTCGACATTAAAGAATGAGTCTTTGATAAAAATGTACGAGGGATGTGGATTCCAAAAAGGATCTACAAGAACAACTGAAATGGTAAAAATTTTATAATATGGCAGCAATAACAGGAACAATAGTAGCTTTAGGAGGGCTTGGCGTAAGTGCTGTTCAAGCTGTAAAACAGAACAAAGAAATGAAGAAGGCTGACGCTGCTTCAAAGCAAGCGAGCACAGCACTTCGATCAATAAAAGAGCAGAACGCATTCAAGCAGCTTCAGGTACCTACATTGGGAACGGAATTGGCTCAACAGTCTGGGGCACAAAGAGATGCTCAGGCGATAAACATGTTGCAAGGTGCTGGAGCAGAGGGAGTTATTGGTGGTGTTGGGCAGTTGGCAATGGCTGGTGGCAACACAGATCTTCAGAACGCTGCTAGGCTTGACGATTTGAAGTTTCAGAGAGATTCAATGGAGGCCGAGGCAGGACAAGGAATTGAGAGCAGACGATCTGTTAGAGAGTTCAATATTGGCATGGGAGAAAAGGCAGACGCAGAACTAAGAAGAGCTCAAGCTGAAGCAAATAGAAATGCAGCTATTCAGGGTATGTTTGGTTTTGCAGGTTCGGCACTTGAATCGGCTAGTAAAATTGCACCTTTATATGGTAAGAAAAAATCTAAAGCCCCAACTGCACCAGAGGCAAATACAGAATGGCAAAATGGTATTTTAGATAATATAGAAACATCTGCATTTAATCCATCTCAATTTTTTGTTAAAGAATAAATAATAAGTAACAATGGCAAATCAATATTCAACATACGTACCAGTAGATGCAGTAGACTGGGGAACAGCAATCGGTGGTCTATATAAAACAATAAACGCTATTGGCGAGTCGAGAAAAGCTGAGAAAGATCAACTAGACAAGCTGATGGGCGATGCCATCTTAGACATAAATAAAACAGAGGCAGTAAAGACACAGAGCCTTCAAGATTATGTTTTAGAGGGAGCGAATAACGGTAGAGAAGTTCTTAAATCTGCCAATCAAAGACTTAAGGCTGGTGAGATTAACCCAAAGGAATATAAGGCAATCGTAAATAATGTAAACACGTACTGGTCTACAATGTCAAACAGCATGAAAAATTTCGATGCTACAAACCAAGAAATGTTAAAAAGACTTAGTCCAGGAGAGGATGGATCGCTGCCACAAGGATCAGAGTACGAACAATATTTAGCTGAGATACATGCTGGATTGGGAGACATTCGTAATTCAAAGTTCATATTTAATCCAAATAGTGGAGAGGGATACATGATGAAGATAGACCCTAAAACAGGGACTCCATCTAAAATTATAAGCAGCATGGTTCCAGCAAACCCAACCAATCTTGTTGATAATAGGGTAGACTTTGATGAACTTGTAACTAAGGCCACTAAAGGGTGGAAGCAGGCATACACTAATGAAGACGGAACAGTAACTATAAAGGATCCAACACAAAATCCATTTGTTGCAAACTCTATTATATCACTTACTACCAGCCTAACAAATACCCCTAGAAACCAAGCTCAAATTTTAGCTAGGTATAATGGATATGATTTCTATGAGTCTGAACAAGAAAAGAATAACATGATTCAAAGTGAAATTTCTAAAGAAAATGAATCTAGACAAATACAAGGCAAAAAGCCAATGACAGAAAGCGAGATAGAGAATTTTACTAATAATTTTGCTGAGACATTGATATATAGCAGTCTAGACGAGAATCAAACGTACCAGCCTAGGCTAACAGACGACCAACAAAAAATGGCGAAAACAATCATTACAGATCTTATAAAGTCAAAGCTTCCAATATCAAAGACACTAGATGAACCTTGGAGACCTCGCAAAGGCAGCGATATGTCTGTAGATAAAAAGGCATTGTCATCTGCCTCAGATGTTAGATCAATTTTGAGTGGTGACAATGCACTTCAAAATATAAATGAAAGATACAAGTCAAAGGGTCTCAGATTAACTTGGGATAAGAGTAAGAAAAAATTTATAGTTTTTAAATTTGACGCTAACGCTAAAAATAGAAATAGCTCAACAGGACAAGGAGCCTATGTTCCTACAGGTGACGAACTAAATTGGGACGCAACAGAATTCTATAAACTTGAAGGATTTGCTGGAGCAACCAGAGCAAAGTGGGACGAGGCAGTAGAAACTTTAAGAGGACAATAAAATGGCAGAACTAGAGGAAGACTTATCACAATCATTGGACAACCAGTCTCCTGGTAATGGAGACGGTATCTATACATATCCTGGAAAAAAAAATACATACTACCAAAAGAAGGATGGTAATTGGTATAAGAAAGTTGGAAACTCTGACTATCAAAAGATTCAATCTGGAGACGTTGAAAGTAGGGTAGAGCTTCTTGAAAAGAACGCCGTTCCTTTTGAGATAAAATCTAATATAATACCAAAGCTTCCAAAAAACATTGCTGGTGCAGATCTTAGTGTAAACGAAATCGTTGAAAAAGCTAAAGATGTTAAGCTGCCTCCAAAGATCAAGATAGAGAAGGAAAACGATGTATTTGTATGGAAGGAGTACGATCCAGAGTCTCCAGAAGCAGACGACTCTATGTACAAGGTAATTACAAATCCTAAGAGAGTAAACGAGCTAAACAAGAAGTACAAGAATAAAGCATCTACGAGTCCACTTGAGATGATTTATACTGGATTTCCTAACAGGGAAGACACAGAGTATAAGGTAAGTAGTGACAATTTATGGCAGAAAAAAGAGCCAGGTTCTGAATACTTCTATACAGTATCAAATCCAGAGTCAATAAAATATTTGAACAATCAGTTCAAACAAAATGCCAACATACTTGATGAGAAAAAATCAAAAGAGATTGTTGGACAAAACAACTACATAAGAGACTTTAACGCAAGGCTGACAAATATAAATTCAGATCTAATAGGTAAGGATACAGACGATGTATTATCTAACTTACAGTTTTCATTTCCTGAGTTTAAATTTGAGAGAAACGGATCTTCAGGTCTAAGGGTATACAATCCTAAAGATAAAAACGATACAAACATATCACTAGACAACTGGTTTGGTAGTGATGATAAACTAAACGCTGAGAAGTTAAGGGCATTCTTAAAGGAGAACGTGCTGTCTAATACCAGTTCATCATATAATAGTTGGATTCAATCTCAAGCAGTTTTAGAAGGAAAAATATCAAAGGCTGTATTAAAAGAGGACAATGGCGTAGTAACTAAAGATATTGCTGATGCTACAAATGTTGATCGTACAGTATTAAACGAACAAGTTAGAAGAGACCTAGGGGCAATGTCAAATGTATTGTTCCCTAAAGAGGCAGAGAAAATAAAAACTGCCGAAAAACAGTTTATTAATTCGTATTCAGACGCAATCAAGAATACTTATTCAAGGGTAAAAGACAAGTCTGAAGACGAGAAGAATGCTGCATTTGCTGCCATTAAAACAGAGGACATAAATGACAGAATTGTTTTTGCTGTCAATAAATTTGGGGACGAAGTAAAGGACAAGACCAATGACTTTGTTAAGGAACAAAAAGCATTTAATGCTTACATACAAGACATAAATGAAAAGGTAAAGTCTGGGGAGATTTCTAAGGAAGACTATGATGCAAACTACAAGAAGTATATTAACGGTAAGGTAGAAGAGCTGAACTTAAAGTCATCAGATCTACAGACAGACTTAAAAACTTTAAACTCTTCACAGTTTGGTGTTAATAAGTCTATAGCTGGAAACTATTTGTTAAACGAACAGCAAGGGACATTTGTTGGTGGTTTAACAAGGAGCGTTGTTCAAGGTGTTCTTGACCTTCCGTTCTACGTTGCAGGAGCAACTAAAAAAGAAAAGAAAGAATTTGTTGATGGAATAATTAATTCTGGTACTACCGAGGAGTACATGAACTCAGACGAAAGATGGGACATAACAAAGGCAGCATTCCAAATGACAAGATCATTGTCAGCAATGGCAGCAGGGGCAGCGTTGGGCGGACCAGCAGGGACAATTGGTAGATATGCTACATTGTACGCAATGTCTTACAATGAGATGAAGGACGACCTTGATGCCGTAGATATAAGCAACGAGGACAAGGTGCTTATGTCATCTGCATATGGACTTGTTGGATCATTTTTAGAGAATTTCGGTATAGGATATCTTTTGGGCAAGTCTGCACTGAAAGTTGGAGCCACAAACTGGATACTCAAAACAGCCTTCTCTGGTATTCCAAAGGGAGCCAGCAAGGAATTCATAGAGGCTCAGATAATGAATAGCACAAAGATGTATATTTCCAAGATGGCTGTAACAGGTGCTGGAAGTTCTCTTGTTGAAGGTGCTACAGAGGCAAGTCAAGCAGCTGTTCAAGTCGGTATCAAAGAGGTATACGATGAAATGAAAAAGACTGACTACTTTAACAATAAAAGTTCTTGGCAAATATTTGGAGATATTGCATATGAAGGATACATGGGAGCACTTGGTGCTGGTATCGTTGAGACAGTGCAGCAGTCAGGAGAGGTCCTTAATAGAGGTAAAAACGCATTTGTTAACAAGGATCAAATGAAGCTGTTGATAAAGTCAGCAAAGCTGAACGGCATTGATCAGGCATTACTTTCAAACTTAAAGGCAAGCATACTGAATGGAAAGATTTCAACAGTCGAGGCAAAAGAGATTGTCAGATCGTTCCAAGATATAAAAGGAAAGATAAACTCTATGCCTGATGAAATGTCTGTAGACAAGAAGTCTGTGGCACTAGACCTAATGGTTGAGAGAGACAACTTAAATAAAAAGATTGAGGGCAAGGAGCCTACCCTTGTTGTAAAAGAAAAGGCCAGGATAGATGAGATTAATAATCAATTAAAAAATGTAGACAATGCCGTACAAGAGCCAAGCACAGAGGAAATTCTTCAACGCCAACCAGAAACAACTGGAGAAGCAGGGGGTGAACGTGGAGGAGTGGAACAAGTCGTCCAAGGGGAAGAAGTTGCCCAAGAAGGTGGCGAGCAAGCCACTGCCCAAAAAGAAATAACTCCTGGATCTACTGCTAAAATAGCTGGTGTAGATATTGTATATCCTACAGAATCACAGGCCGAAGAAAGAAAAGCATTTAGATCTACAACTGAATACGTTGAGAATGCATCTAAAGATCTTCCATTAGAGGACGTTGAGTCACTATCAAAAGAACTTGAAGGAGATTTTGGCTTACTAACTGCTGATAACCCAATGGCTCAACCTCTTACCGAGGAAGAGAACAAACAGCTTAGTCAAAAGGCTGAGGAGTGGTTAATATCAAGAGGTTACAAGCCTAGACGTGTTACTGGTAAGTACGAACAGGCAGAGAACTCTTTCTTTGTTCCAAACCTAACAAGGCAAGATGCGATTGAGTTTGCTAAAGAGTTCAACCAAGACTCTGTAGCACACTCTGACGGCATGGTATACCAGAACGGATCAATAAATCCAAGGGTAAAACAAAATGACGACCTAAGCTTTACAGAGGGATATAGCCCTGACTCTAACTTGGTTTCTGTAGTAAATACAAAGGATGGACTAAAGACATTCTCTATTGGATATAACTTTGAAGAGAAGGTCAATCCTGAGCCACAACCTACTGTAGTTAAAGAAACTGCTACACCTACATTTGTTCCAGAGACCAATAATACTCTTGACGAGAGAATAAAAAATGAGCCAGATGTCAAGAGAAAGAAAATATTAAATGCCGTTAAAAAAGTATTGACAGCATTACCAAGTTCTAGGATTATTCTGCATAACAACACAGAGTCGTTTGTTGACGGTGTAGCAAAGTCTGCAAATATCACTAAAGAGAAAGCTAAAAAGAAAGGTGCTGAATCTATAAATGGGGCATACGTAAATGGTGACATCCATATAAATCTTGAGAAGGCCGAAATGGGAACAATATTCCATGAGGCATTTCACTATATATTGGAAAAGAAAGGTATTGAGTCTGGAACTATTTTACAAATGGCAGAAGGACTAAAATCAATTATATCTGACAAAAAAATAAAGGCTAAACTAGATAAATTTGTAAAACAATACAAAGAAAGCGAAATGGCAGAGGAGTATTTGTCAGAGCTTGGGGCTATTATGTCCGAGGCACAGAAAGAACTTACAACAACCAAGTGGCAACAGTTCAAAACATTGATAAATAACATCGGTAAAAAACTTGGAATTCCTGTTGTTTTTGCTGCTGCTGCGACCGCACAAGACGCTGTTAACTTTATGAACTCAATGGCTGGCAATTTAATTGTTGGAGAAGAGATTCAAAACATTGTTACTGATGGATTTCAAACAAATATAGTTTCTGATAAAATAAAAGCTCAGAAATCTGTAAAAGTAAATGCAGATCAAAAATTAACATTTGTAAAACAATCTGATATAATAGATATAAAATCTTTAATTGATGATATTGTATCAAAAAATCAAAATGTATGGTTTTGGGTTGCTGATCAATTAGGTAGAGGTATTTATTTTGATAGTGTAATAAATGGAGAGCATTATCTTGATGCTGGACCTTCCTATGCTCTTGATCCAGAGAATAGATCAAAAGGTATAATATGGGCATCTGGGGCAAAACCTACTACATTAACTAAGAACATAGACAAGAGTGATTATATTTTTATAGTTAGTGGTTCTCCGCAGTCATCAAAATTATTTAATAAAAAAGTATCTGGAATAGTTAGATCAAGAATAGAAAGTAAAGTTGATTTTAATAGTTTTAAAAATAACATATTAAACTCAAAACCAACAAAATCAATTTTAGATATTTTAAACAAGTACAATTCATATGATGAATTGTTTAATGGTGCAGATAGAAAGGCTTTCATAATTGCAATAAACGAACAGCAAAACAAAAATACTCCATTAAAAAAATCATTAGAATCATATGATGCATTTGTAGATCTTAATGAATTAAGAGATGGATTCTACAAGGATAATGACTTTAAACTTGGCGATGTAATGCTAATTTTAAAGCCAGAAAAAGTAGGAGGTAAATCAAAACATTCAACATATGAAACTGATATTATAGGATCAGTAGTTGGTGTTCCAGATATGATAATTAATTCTTACGATTTAATGACTGATGAAGTAAGAAATAAATATAAAGACAATTTAGCAAGAGTACAACAGCAACAAGTAGTTGCTCCATATGGTATTGGTGTAAAGAAAATTGCACAAATAAAAGCTCAAAAAACAGAGCCTGTTGCTGGAAACAAACTATTTAACGAGCCACTAAGAGATGCCGAGACAATAGCCAAGTCGTACATGAAGTCTATCGGAATGGAATACGTCCCTGTGGAAAAGATAACTAAGCTAGACGAAAACCTATCCAAAAGAATAGCCGATGCATACGACAAAATGAAAAACGATCCTAACGATCCAGATGTCAAGAAGGCATACGAGGCTATGGCCAAGGAGACGTTAGATCAGTATGATGCCATTGTATCAAAGGGATACAAAGTAGAGATAAACAATGACGAGCCATACTCTTCTTCTGAGGATATGATAAGTGATCTAAAGGACAACAAGAGAATGAAGATATTCTCTACAGAGTCTGGATTTGGAGATGAGCCTATCACAGAGGAGCAGAGAAAAGAAAATGTATTGTTAACAGACTCTGGAAGAAAGGATGCTAACGGAGAGACTCTATTAGTCAATGATGTGTTTAGATTTGTCCATGACTTCTTTGGTCACGCTAAACTAGGAAATAGTTTTGGTCCAATAGGAGAGGAAAATGCTTGGAGAGTTCACGCTGTCATGTATTCTCCAGAGGCCAGAAAGGCTATGACATCTGAAACAAGAGGTCAGAACAGTTGGGTTAATTTTAGCGGAGTTAATGACGCTGTATTTAAGAAGAGAGACAAGGCAAGAGAGCTTCGTAAACAAGGTAAGATAGCAGAGGCAGACCAAATGGTCGGAGAGGTATACGAAGATATGAAATTTGCCGATCAAAAGGTAGGATTGCTTCCAGAGTTTGCCGTTGAAGAAGGGTCTCCATCAAAAATTAAGGCACAGAAACAATCCAAGGATGATGCTATTCAAAGTGCCAAGGACATACACGAAAAGTCATTTAAAAGATTTAAAGACGAAAAAAGAGCCATAGCAAACGCTATCAATAATCTTGAAAAGTCAGACTGGTATAAAAATGCTGACGACACTCAGAGAGAGCAGGCAGTAGTAGAGGTAAAGCAATCTCTTGGCGTAAAAATAAAGAGAGCTCCATCTGTTGCCAAAGTAATGGGCAATACTAAGCAGACTGCTGTTGTTTCAGATATAGCTGCTGCAATTCGTGATCAGGTAAAGCTACAAGCACGATCATCAAGAGAGACAGCAAAGACTATTAACGAGAAAAGAAAAGAGCTTGGAGAGGCTATCAAGCAGGTTGTAAATAGCTACAAAGGTAAGATAACTGACAAACAGCTAAACGCCATCAACAAAAGGATTGCAAACGTGAATCTATTCAACCAAGAGATGGTGGACAGAGTAGTAGACTACGTTGAAAAGGTGATGAACAATGCAGACTACGCAAGAAAACTAAGCGATGCATTTGCAGAAAGAAAGGCCATCAAAAGAATGATGAAGTCTGGAAACCAAGCCGAAACAGTTGCCATTGCTAGAGAATTCACAATCATCGATCCATCAATGGTTGAAGACATTGACGCATACCTAGATATTGCATCAAAGATAAGAGCAAGCGTAAAGACATCTAGAAAATTAAAAGGAGCAGTCTCTCTAAAGGAGATGGCAAACTTCCAAGATGTGTACGGATACATAAAGCCAGAGATCGATAGACAAGAGCAAATGATGAAAAATATGCTTTTGGCCGAGTATAAAGATTTAACAGATAATGGAACGATCTCAAATACAATGAGCCTAAGCGATATAAATAAAATCATCAAGCTAGTTGTCGACAATCAAGACGAAGAAAAAGTTATTGCAAACGAAGAGAAGGCAAGAGACTTTTTAAGTCAAAAACTAGAGTCTATAAAAAGTACTATTTTTCATATTTTAAAATATGGAACACAACCATTTACTGGAGAATCTGTGGTCATGAGCGACAGAATTAGGTCAATCGTTAATAATATCTTAAAGTCAGATCTCAACGAGATGTCTACAAAACAAATGATTCAAATGGCAGACTCATTAAATAACTTTATTGAGAACGGAGCCATTGGTGGACTTGAAGATGCATTTAAAATAATTGAAGGCCAAAGAAACATTAAGACCCTAGTTGAAAAAGGAGTAAAGGCCAGACCACTTAAATTGTATTTTTCTAAAGAATTAGGAGAGATTGCTTCGTATGAAGTGACGTTTCTTACAGAACTATTCAATAGAATGTTTGTAGGTGTAACAAAAGGTTTAGACGTGCTAGAAAAGTCTGGATTTGCAGATGTAATTCTTGGGGCTAACAAGGCAAGAAGAGCAGTAAAAGATATACAAGAAAGATACGTACAGCAATTTAAAAATATAAAAAACTTTTTTGATGTTGAGCAAGCATACGAGAGAAGTACACTCTCATTCTTGTATAGAAATGTTATCGGATCAGAATTAGAGATGAGTCAAGAGTTTAATCGCAGGGTAGATATGTTATTAGAGAGTCTTGAGACACTTAAAAATGGCGACTCGAAAGAACGAAAGATGGCTAAAGTGTACGAGAGTTTATTTGAAAAGCTAGATATTAAGTCTAGAGACCTTGAAAAAATAACATCCAACGCAACTCCACACAATATGGAAGCTGTTAACTGGTGGATAAATGAGTGGTCATCTCACTATGACAATCTATCAGAGGTGTCAAAATCTGTGTACAATATGATACTAGGAAAAGACTTCAACTTTACTCCAGACAGATATAAATTAACGGCAGAAGGATCTGCAAATAAGACTATATCATCTGATCTTGTTGAAAGAAACTCATCATTTCTAATAAATACAGATTCGTACTACACAGACAAAAAGGAGTCTGGAGTTATGATCGCATCGGTTAGACCTGAAGTTCTTCCAAAAGGAAGATACGTAAGCCTTGACTTTGATGTTAATAACATCGAATCACTAACTGGTGCCCTTGTAGATATAGAAACTGCTGGAGCAATTAGACAGGTAGACGCTTTCTTTAATTCTAATGAAATAAAAAAATTGATTCCAACGTTTGAGGATAGAAACATACTCATTCCAAGAATAAATAGATACATAAGAAGGGCAAAAAATAAACTTGTAGTTCCTCGTGACGTATTTAGAAAAATTGACAACGCTGCAAATACAATCGCAGCAGTTGGATCAACATTGGCCATGGGGGGAATCTTCGCGTCAATAAAACAAACACTGCCTGTTGCGATTAGTACAGCTATAAATACAGGATCAAACTTTAAACTATATGCTGGTAAATCATTTAACGATTGGTTAAATACTACTGGAGCAACTGTATCAAATCGTGGCCAAGAATCTGTGACTGCTGTTGAGAGTGCCAACAAGAAAATACAATCGTTCAATGGTAACTTTGACAAGGCAGTTCAAACAGTTAAGGGCTTAACACAGTGGCAACTAAAAACATTCTTGTCTAGGCCAGATGTCTTGGTGGCTAGGTCAGGATTTAAGTCTTACTACACCCAGTACATGAAGAAGAACACAAGTCTCTTTAAAAACGAAAGTATTGACTGGTCAACATTAAATGAAAAGATAAAATCATTAGGGCTAGAAGAGGTAAATAAGAAAGCAATAATATATGCAGATGCAATGGTATCTAGGCAGCAGAATGGATCTGACGAAAGGCTTGCTGGTGAGCTACTTACGTCTGAAGACTCTTTAAGAAAGTTGCTAAGAAAAGTAGTATTTCCATTTGCATCGTTTAGTATAAATCAAAGAGCTAGACTTGTTGCTGACATAAACACACTATATGTAAACTATAAGAATGTGTCTTCAGAAGATAGGGCCATCGCAATGAAGTCTATCGCAGGAACACTTTCTGAGCAGGCATCATTCCAAATGATTAATTTTGCACTAGGAATGCTACTATACGAAGCGGCTGCTGCACTTTCAGACAACGATGAAGATGACGAGGAATGGAAAAAAAGAATGCAAAACGCAACCAAGTATCCACTAAAATCATTTGTCGCAGATCTAGCATCTCCAAATCCAATAGCAGATGACGCTGTCATATGGACAGCAGATAAGCTACTTGATATGTTTGGTAAACCTAAAAAGTCTGAGATAGATCAAGCCGTAGCTGATGAAAACGAAATGTTGTTACTAATGGACAAAGATCCAATGACAGAAAAACAAGAAAGAAATTTCAGAGAAGAGTTTGTAAAAGAAAACACGTATCAACTGTCATATAACTTTACAAATGGAGAAGAAGGAAAGTTCGGTATGATTTCAATAGCTCCTGATCAGTATGCTAAAATAATGAAAAACTATGAGATGGTAGAAAATGGCACATTTACAAATGAGTACATGGGCAAAGAGACGACTAAGTACTTGACAGATAAGGACAAAGCTATAGCCAAGTCTGTGTTTTATGCACTAGAGATGCCATTTACCACTGGAGCTGGTCTAAAAGAGATGGGTCAAGTTGCCAACAAGACATACTCAATCATTAAGAAGAGAGGACTAACAGAAGATCAGTACGAGATATATAAATCATTCAAAAAAGAATACAAGAAAGAGCCAAACACTTACGAATTAAAAATGATTAAGTCTGGAAAGTCATATGAAAATATTTCTGACGAAATAAACTTTATCGATCAGCAAGGAGGGTTAAATACCAAGCAAGGTATAGAGTACTCAAAGCTATTTGACAAGACAGGATTTGTAACAAAAGATCAGTTCGAAAAAATTTCTAAGGGAATGAAGTACGAGGACGTAATAAAAACTTCAAAGAAGACAGGTATTACTGAGCCACCATTATTTCAAGACTAAAATATGTGTGTCAGCCTTGCCACCTGACCATTTAATGGGTGGTGAATAAAGCCCTCTACAGCTTTAGGTGAATGCTGATATCCATTCCTGTGATGCCATCCGTCAGCAGACGATGGGCTTCTAAGTGTCTCAATATTTACAGACATTATGTCTTTGGATGACTTGTGATGGATATGGTGTCCGTATATATATCTGTGAGTACATTCATGCCACTCACTAGATGCCTCGTGTGCCATTAGCAGTGGAAGGTTATCAATCTTAGCACCGTCCATGTGTGTTGATCCTATTAGATTTCTTCCGTACACTGTGTACTTTCGATGCTTCATGTCATTGTCAAATGTAACATTTTTGCACCTGCTGAACCATGCCTCTACGCACTGTAACAACATAAATCCAGACATGAAATCATGATTGCTTGGATTAAAAACAACGTGAACATCTGCCAGCGACATCAGTGTCTCAATTATATCAATCAAAAGTTTCTTGGCAGTTACAAAGTTATCGTACCACATGCCATCTGTATCTTGTGGAGTGCCAGATGTTGTCTGTCTGCGAGGATTATCGATGTGAAGTATGTCGTTGCCAGCTATAAATATTATCTGATTTATGTTGTATCCGTTGGTCCTGTTAACGATGCCATGCATGCCGTCTAAGACTCTTTTTACAGCGATCTGCTGGTTGTATTCCTCTCCAGTCTCAAAAGACGATGAGAGCTTACCAATGTGGATATCTGCTGGATCAAATACTAGGCAGTGTGGATCGTCAGCAATAGCTCTGTTAATCTTTTTGTATGACGGAGCCCATGTCTTAATCTCAGATATTAGCTCAGACTTGAACTCCTCTAGATTTACATCGTTACCGCCTGCAACGTTGATGCTGTAGTGCTTGCCCTTGTACCAGTAGTTTTTAATTTTTGATGCGTCTATGCCAACACTCTCACACTCATCCAGAACACCTGAGTTAAGGTCGTACTTTCTTATAGCCCTTCTTATTGTTCCTCTGTGTCTTTCTATGTCGGCAGACTCTCCAAAAATTTTTCTAGCTATTTCAGTTTTGTTTTTTACTCCAGACTTATAGAGACTTATGATTTCATTGTAATGACTCATGATCTTTAGGGATATCCTTAAGGATTTTTATTAAATTTAAGACGCTTTTATTTAATTCTTCGGTGTCGTTGTCCATTAACGACTCGTAGATAGAGTCGGTCAGATCATTTATATCTGCCATTAATATATTTATATAGTTAACCTTGCTCATAAATTATTAATTCAATGCGAGGCGAAGTTATATAATTATTATTAAAAACAAAAATAATAAAGATATTTTTTTGAACAAAGTGGTGTTACTAAAGATCAGCCAGCCATTCGTTGAACACGTTGCCCATGTTCACAACCTCTGTGTAGAAGTCAATTACATCCTCATCGTTCTCAGATGCAACCTTGCTATACACACTGTCCGTCATTCTAGACACCTCATCAATGAAGTCGTTTCCAGATTTCTTTATCCCTCTCTTGTAAAGGTTTGGATAGTCATGCTTCACGTCCTCCATGAAGTCCATTAACACTGGTAAAATACCTACCAAGCAGGCCAGTTTTTTCTCTCTCGAGATAGATTTGTTGTTCGTCATAACTTAGATCATTAAAATTAAAATTAAAATTACTATTTAAAAGTTCTTCCTCACTGTAGTAAGGTTCAGTTTTTTGTCCAAATATCGCAACGCTAGGCTTGTTTTTAAAGAACATGTGGAGCCTATACTTCTCAACGTTCATTATCTGCTCTATATCGTAAAGGCTCAATCCATCAGACAACAACTTGTTTATCAATTCATAGTTGTCGTATATGTACAATGCCCTACTAACAGATTTCTTGTATCTCAGCTTTAACTCCATGATTATTTAATTCTTTTATTCTGTACAACTGTAGCGGTGATGCCTTACCACCTGGCCTCTTTACCTCTATGAACTCAACGTCAGAGTCCTTGGGTATCGCAATAAGGTCAGGTATGCCTGGCTTGTTAGTCTGGATCAACTTAATAACATAGTATCCTTGAGACTCAAGCTTCTTTATTATCTTCGTTTGTATCTGTTGCTCTGTCATTAAAGTTGCAGTAATACTTGTTTAGGTAATTAACTACCTTACCAAGGTCTGCAAATCTAACGAAATTTAATTCAGAATCCAACACCCTAACCTCTTTTATCTTAATAACACCATCCTCAAAGAAGTACTTGCTTATCTCAAGAACGCTCTTCTCTGGTGTCTCTAGATCAAATGTATCGACAAGTAACCTAATCATTGGGTCGTTTAATACCTTCAAACTAGACAAACTTAATTATGACGATACGCTTGAACCAACCGATGAACATATACTTGCCAGTGTCGGTCTTGTTGATACCAATAAATGGTGTTAAAAAAAACATTTCATTCTCTTTCATAGCTTACTTATTTATTTGTTTATAATCCTTTTTAAATACATTTAACGTATAACTTTTCTTACTCTTTACAGCCTTGTATATCTTGTCCTCTATGCTGTCAACACTAAAGATCCAGTATATCTTGTTGTTCAAACGATTGATCGTTGTCATCCTATCTCTTGCCTGCCAGTAGCTTACGGCACTGAAGTCTATCGTATAGAACACAAGGTAGTCAGCATTTTTCAACGATATACCCTCACGACCAGACACGATTTGTAAGGCAATAGCCTTAAAATTACCAGAGTCAAATTCATCTAACTCTGTAGTAAGATCATCACCAAAGACCTGAGTCAGTGCGTTTAGCTCCTCCTTGAACTTGTAGA